TCATGGGATGATGTATATAGATCTGTTAAGAAAAACGGATTAATGTCAGGAGAGACTGCTCTTGAGGTATTTGGTGCTATTCCTCTTATTGGTAAAGTTGGTAAAGCTGGTAAAATAGCTAAAGCTGCTGTAGAGGGTGTTCAATTGACATCTAGACAAGCTAGAAATATTAAGCAATTTTCTACAGGTACGAAATTAATTGGTAAATATGGTGGACGTCTTCAAAAAGCAGCTGATTTAACTCAATTTGATGATTTAGGTATAAAAAGAAGTATGCAGACTAAACCAGTCACTGTAAGCAATAAGCCTCTTAAAAATGATCGTAATAAAAAGACACAAAGGTCTAGGTGATACTGTAGCAGCTATAGCTGAGGCAACCGGCATAAAAGCAGTAGTCGAGAGTATAACTGATGACTGCGGCTGTCAAGAGAGGCAGGCCTCTCTTAACAACCCAGACCTATTAATAAACAAACTATTCTATGGGACAAAGCAAGACATCGAAGTACTACGCGGCCAACCCGAAGGCAGCGGAGAAGAGGCGTGAGTATCAGCGTGAGTTGAACGCAACTCCGGAGCGAAAGAAATACCGGTCTGAACATAATGCTGCCCGTCGTGCCAATGGCATCTACGGCAAGGGTGGCCCCGATATGAGTTCCACAAAAAGTGGTAAATTTGTAAAAGAAAACCCAAGTAAAAACAGAGCTCGAAACGGTGCAAACGGCAAGAGCGTAAAAAAATAAGACATGGCATATCAAAAATTACAGGTAGAAAGAGCAGCAGTTGTCACTCCAAGCAATACCGTAGACATTCCTTACATTGGTGGTGACGGCACTACTCCATCATGGCCTTGTGTTTTGTACATAGGTGGGGCTGGAAATTTAAGAGTGCAAACAGCAGGTGGTGATGACGTTACATTTACAGGACTATTGGCTGGAACATTCCTTCCTGTTCAAGTGACTAGAGTATTTGCTACAAGTACAACAGCTACAAACATTTTAGCTCTCTGGTAACATGCCAATAGGTATTTTTATAGGAAATGCTATCGGTGGTGGTGGGCCTAGTGGACCAACATACGATCCTGACTACCAAGCCATTTTGAATAGAGCCACGACTCTCGGCTACACCTTGCCAAGCGCATCGGTGCAAGCCAAGCAGAACACATTGCTTACCTCTATGAAAGCTGATGGTGTGTGGGCGAAGCTGGATGTGTTCTATGTGTTCGCTCAAGATGGTGGCGCAGACTTTGGCACGCTCAACTGGAAGAACCCTAACGCTAATCAATCAACACTCGTTAATACCCCTACTTTTGTAAGCAATGGTGGATTACAAGGCAACGGCACGAGCAGCTACATCGACACAAATTTTAACCCAGTAACTCAAGGAGTTCAGTACACTCAAAACAACGCATCTCGCTACTTCTTTACTCACGCATTAGGTATAGGTAGATTTGATGGAAATACAAGCGGTAATAACTCAATATTTTTAGGGGTGTCGGGTTCTCAACGTATTAATTCGGGTTCAAATATTGCATCACCTGTGATTACTTTTGATTCAACTATAAATACTAAATCAATCCATAGAACATCCTCAACAGCAGTAACTGCGTACAATAGCACGACTGCGCAAATCGCAGCTCAAACATCATCAGCGATGACTTCAGCGAATCAATGGATTTTGCGTTCATCGACAAATTATAGTACAAATACTTGCGCAGGTTATGCAATGGGAGCTTCAATGATTGCAGAGCACACCAACTTCATCAACGACTGGAACACCTATAAAAATAGCTTATGATAGTTCTACATCCAAACCAAGACCAATACAATGCCTTGAACGGCTACAAGAATAACGCAAGCGAACTGCTATTTGTACAAGATGGAAGCGGTAGATTTATCGTAGGAATTGAAGTTTTGAATGACCCGAACTTTAGCGAGATTCGAGAGCAGTTGCTTGAGCTTGAACAAATCACATATACACCAGCAGAGTGATGATACCATTTGATCAGAAGTTTCACACAGTCCCTGGGTTTGTACAAACACAGGAGAAGGGATCAGCATTAGCTAACTCACAGCGTGAGATTTATACCATGCAAGATATAGTTAGCACTATAGGCGCGTCAAAGCTTTTTGCCCAGACTTCTAATAGTTTACCTGTGACAGCAACTACGGCTGAAACAACGGTGATAGATGGAGGCGTTGGCACACTATCTGTCCCGGCAAATGCATTTCAGGTAGGTGACAGCTTTTCTATTCAAATGAGCGGAATAATTAGCTCAGTAAATAACGACACCATTAGGTTTAAGCTTAAGTCTGGTTCAGTTATATTAGGTGACTCTGGATTAATAACACTACCTACTACTACAAATAAGCATTGGGATCTTAGCGTTCTGTTTACGATTAGATCTACAGGAGCAACAGGTGTTGCAAAAATCATGACGTCCGGTGCCTTGACTTACTCCAAGGACTCATCTAATGCATTTGAAGGACAAGACTTTAGCTCATTAAACAATACCACTTTTGATACAACTGTTGCTAACGGACTAGATATAACCGTTCAATGGGGGTCAAATAATGCCATAAACAACATATACAGTCATATTTTTATCCTTAATAAGATATACTAATGAGGTACATTTTAATTGCACTATTGATTGCATCATGCAGCCCGAAGGCCCGTTTCACGCGCCTAGTTGAGAAGCACCCTGAGTTACTTACTGTGGATACTCTAGTGATCAGGGATACCATCACACTATATGTGCCAGAGGTGCATACAGACACTGTGGTTACAATTAAAGAACTGACCGACACTATTACTATCACCAAAGATAGAGTTACCGTAAAGGCTTGGTATGTCCCAAAGGAGAAGAAGGTATACATACAAGGCAAGTGTGATCCGATATATGTCACCAAGATTGTAGAGCGAAAGGTGCCTGTAAAGTACTATGAGAAGTATCCGTTTTGGAAGAAGCTACTAAACAACCTGTTGGCTATTTTTATTATCTTTGTTATCATCTATACAGGCTATAGATTGTTTAAAAGGCTAGTATGAAAACTAACACACTAATTGTTTTGTCTGCATTATTTACGGTGATTACACCAGCAGTACCACTTATCTTGGTATCGTTGATGGCGATCTTTGTTGACGCCATGTTCGGTATCTGGAGATCTGTTAAAAAGAATGGTTGGGTATCCTTCCAAAGTAAAAAACTTATAGCTACTGTACAAAAGTCGTTTCTGTATTCAGGAGCGATTTTGTTTTTCTATATGATAGAGAAGTATATTGCCGGTGACATTATTGCTCACTTTATATCTGTTGAGTTATTGATCACAAAGGCGGTGGCATTCTTCTGCGTATTCACTGAGGTGAAGTCAATCAATGAGAACTATAAAGATGTCACAGGAATAGACCTTATTACAAAATTTAAGGTGTTCATGACCGGGCTTAAGAGAGAAAGCGATAAGTGGAAGTAATATGTTAACTACAGCTCAAATTATAGCCAAGTACGGTAAGCCTAACGAGAAGGGCACATACCTAAAAACAATCAACCTTCCTTACCCAATGCGTATAGCATGGGATATCGACACTAAGGTAACAAAGATGCGTTGCCACAAGGACGTCGCTGATGCCTTTTTAGCCGTATTTAACGACCTTTTAGCTACCTACGGGTATGAACGTATTGTTGAGCTAGGAATAGACCTTTATGGGGGATGCTTTAACTTCCGTAAAATGCGCGGTGGTTCGTCTTGGAGTACACACTCTTGGGGTATTGCTATTGACCTAGACCCTGCGCGTAACACATTAAAGGAGACATCTAAGACCGCACGCTTTGCTCGCGCTGAGTACAAGGACATGATAGACATCTTTTACAAGCATGGCTTCATAAGCCTTGGTCGTGAGAAGAACTTCGATTGGATGCACTTTCAAATAAATCACTAAATTTGTACAATGAAGAAGGTTGAGCAGTCAGCAAAGAAGAGTGTTAAGGTGAGTCGTCCAGGCGTTCATGCCAAGACAAAGACATCTTGTTTAAAGTCTTCAAAGGGTTATAAGAAAAAATATAAAGGCCAAGGGCGATGAAAGTACAAGACTATATCACTGAGACACCAAACACAACATCAAAAGTATTTGGTACCAACACTGCCGGAAAGACAGTTAATTTTGACGTGCCTACTTTATTGGCTTTAAATCAAACTCCATCAGTTATCGCAACGGATGCTTTAACAACCTATACGATTACAAACGTCAACACATACTTCACAGGAACAGCGGGCCCATCTTTTGCGGTCAATCTTCCAGCAGCTAGCTCAAGCTTAGATGGTGTTAAGTATGTCGTCATGTCAACAGTTACCCGCGCAACAACAACATGGGTATCAACTGGAGCTACATTCGTTGGCGCTCCTGCTACACTTACAGCAAACACACCGGTATGTCTACAGTACAGTCATGCCAATCTTAAATGGTATATATCAATCTAATGAAAAATAAAATCAAAAAAGAAGAGCTCGACAAATTAGTCGCAGCTAACAGAATGTATCGCGACTTGAAGTTCGCGGTCGCTGACATCGAAATGTCTTTTGAGCGCCTTAAAGAGCAGAAGACTGTAACTATGGAACAGCTTAAGGTAGCAACCATGGATCTTTCTGGAACACAGCAGGAGATCTATGACAAGTATGGCGACGTTCAGGTAAACCTTCAAACAGGTGAGTATAATTAGAAAAATATCAATCGGTCCTGACTACATGAAGTCTATGCACTACATGGTCGGTCAGGAAGTCCTTGATAAGACTTGGAAGATCAACACCATCAGAATTGAAAATGATGGTAGTATCTGCGTGTGGATTGTCAAGGATGGAGAGATTATTAGATGGAAATCCTTCTCTCCAACAATGCCAATTGCAATTGAGTATAAAATAGACTACTGATGAAATCCCCATACTGCTTCATTGTAGAACCAATTGGTCTGAGGCGGTACGACAACATTAAAAAATACGGAGACGTAGATTTTATAATTAGTTCCTCTCAAGAAGACCACAAGGCTTCTAACCGCTTTGCAAAAGTAATTGCAACTCCTATTTACTATAACGGCCCGGTTCAACCTGGCGACACCGTTATAGTTCACCACAACGTATTTAAGTTCTACAACGACATGAAGGGCCGCCAAAAGAGCAGCTGGAATTATGTCATGGACGATATGTTCTTGGCTGAGCTTGATCAGGTCTATGCATTTAAGCGTGACGCTGATTGGCAGGCCGTTGAGCCATTTGTGTTCATTAAGCCTGTGCCGTCAGAGGATAAGGTGTTTAGCACACTAGGTGGATTTGAGGAGTTATGGGGTGAGGTTGTTTATCCTAGCAATAGTTTTGTATCTAAGGGAGATGTTGTATCTTTTACTCCAGATAGCGAGTATGAGTTTAGAATAGATGACCAAGTGCTCTATAGAATGTATAACAAGAACCTATGTCTGATACAAAAATAAGAATCATCGAAGCTGGCAAGAAGGCTATAAATGAGCTGATCAAGGTCCTTGAGCAGCCTATCATTACGCATGCCGAGGACGACATATCTGCCGACAAGATGAAGAACGCTGCATCGGCTAAGCGTTTGGCATTTGAGGATGCCATGTTTATGCTTCTAAAGATTGATGAGGAAGAAAACAAAAGATCTGAAACACCAATAGCTGAGGTCACTCTAGGTAAGAGTGGTTTTGCTGAAGGCAGAGCAAAGTTAAAGAATGGAAAATAATCTATACCGTATAGTCACTGACCATGTTCACAGGACTGCTCTTAATACTAAGAACAGCAAGAAAAGTTGGGACTATGGGTACAATAAAGAGTATGACCTCATCGTTATATCTAAGGACGGAACTATTGGCGACATCTATGAGATTAACGGACTAAAGATTGCCGTTCCATCTACACCAAAGAAGATAGACGACCGCGGAAACAAATGGGTTGCCCAAGAGTACCCGGCAGAGCTACAGAAAATAAAGTCAATCTTTGACTGGAACCGTAGAGACAATTCGTTCAAGTCAAATTACGTCGACATGATCGAGACGGAGTTTGATCGAAGGGACTATGGCTATTGGTTTAAGAACAACGGCAAGCCAACCTACATTACAGGGACACACTACATGTACTTGCAGTGGACCAAGATTGACGTCGGTCTTCCTGACTTCCGTGAGTCTAACCGAATATTCTTTATTTATTGGGAGGCCACTAAGGCAGACAGCAGATCTTTTGGCATGTGCTATCTAAAGAACCGTCGTTCAGGTTTCTCGTTTATGTCTTCAGCCGAGACGTCCAACACAGGTACAATTGTTAGGGACTCTCGTATTGGTATCTTGTCTAAGACAGGTGGAGATGCCAAGAAGATGTTTACCGACAAGGTGGTGCCTATCGTTAGAAATTACCCCTTCTTTTTCAAGCCGATCCAAGACGGTATGGACAACCCGAAGACTGAGTTGGCCTTCCGCGTTCCTGCGAGTAAGATTACGCGCAAGAATATGGATGAGGAGCGCGATGATGACATAGAAGGGTTGGATACTACCATTGACTGGAAAAACACCGCAGACAACAGCTATGACGGTGAGAAGCTACTTCTACTTGTACATGATGAGAGTGGTAAATGGGAGAAGCCTGAGAACATCTTAAATAACTGGCGCGTAACCAAAACATGTTTGCGTTTGGGTAGTAGGATTATTGGCAAGTGTATGATGGGTTCTACATCAAATGCACTCAGCAAGGGTGGTGAGAACTTCAAGAAGTTGTACAACGACAGCGAGCCAACAAAGCGATCTGCCAATGGTCAGACCAAGTCAGGACTATACAGCCTTTTCATTCCCATGGAGTGGAACATGGAGGGCTTTATTGACGAGTATGGATGGCCTGTGTTTGAGGACCCAAAGAAACCTATCATGGGTATCGATGGTGAGGAGATAACAATGGGTGTCATTACTTATTGGAACAATGAGGTTGCCGCACTTAAGACTGACTCAGATGCACTCAATGAGTTCTATCGTCAGTTCCCGCGCACAGAGTCTCACGCGTTCCGTGATGAGTCTAAGTCCTCACTATTTAACCTCACAAAAATCTATCAACAGATTGACTATAATGACGCCTTAATCAAAGACCGCGTCCTAACTAAGGGCTACTTTCATTGGAAAAATGGAGAGCAAGACAGCGAGGTCGTTTGGACGCCTGACCCGAACGGCAGGTTCTTGGTGTCATGGATTCCTGACCAAGCTATGCGTAACAGAGTGATTGTGAAGAACGGCCGCAAGTGCCCAGGCAATGAGCACATTGGTGTGTTTGGGTGTGACCCTTATGACATATCAGGTGTAGTTGGTGGTGGTGGATCTGCCGGAGCGCTCCATGGATTGACTTCATTTCACATGGAAAAAGCGCCAACAAATCAATTCTTTTTGGAGTACATTACCCGTCCACAGACAGCTGAGATATTCTTTGAGGATGTTCTAATGGCCTGTCATTTCTACGGAATGCCTATACTTATTGAGAACAATAAGCAGCGATTACTCTACCACTTTAAGAACAGAGGCTATCGAGCATTTTCTTTAAATAGGCCAGACAAGCATGCGTCAAAGCTATCTAAAACTGAGCTAGAGCTTGGTGGTATTCCCAACTCATCTGAGGACGTAAAGCATGCCCACGCTAACTCCATCAACACATACATCGAAGAATACGTTGGCCTTGATCAGGAGGGAACATACAGAGAATCAGACACCATGGGTGACATGTATTTCAACAGAACACTCAACGACTGGGCTCGATTTGATATTAATAACAGGACAAAACACGATGCCTCGATTAGCTCAGGGCTTGCTATCATGGCATCAAGAAAACACCTATTTATACCCAAGAAAGAGGAATCTAAAATAAGTGTTAAATTTGTAAGATATAAGAATACAGGCATTAGAAGCGAAATCATCGAATAATGGATAAACCATCAGTAGTTATCTCTGCACTACCTTTTCCGGACCAAATGGCACCGGATGAGGTTAAGGTCACATTTGAATATGGCCTAAGGGTAGGTAAAGCCATCGAAGGGGAGTGGTTTAAGAAGAAATCAAACTCAAGTAGATTTTATCAACAGTGGGGTGAATTCCACCGTTTGAGACTGTATGCTCGTGGAGAGCAGCCAGTACAGAAGTATAAAGATGAGCTAGCTGTCAATGGTGACATATCTATGCTCAACCTAGATTGGACTCCCGTTCCTATCATCCCTAAGTTTGTTGACGTTGTTGTCAACGGAATGCTTGACCGACCATACACTGTAAAGGCCGAAGCTCAGGACGTAATGTCTGCTGAGAAGAAGAACGTCTTCCAAGATATGATTGAGTCTGATATGGTGGCTAAGGACTTCCTTACACTTACACAGGAGCAGTTTGGTATTGACGCATTTAACGTTAATCCAGATGACCTTCCTGCTAATGATCAGGAGCTGTCATTGTACATGCAGATGAACTATAAGCCATCTGTAGAGATTGCTGAAGAGATTGCTATCGACACTGTCATGAAAATGAACGAGTATGAGGACATCATGCGTTTATACTATTATGACGTCACTACCCTTGGTGTTGGCGTTGTTAAGCATGAGTTCCTTATTAATGACGGCGTAAAGATTGAGTATGTAGATCCAGCAAACTGGATCCATAGCTATACTGAAAAGAATGACTACTCTGATTGTTTCTATTTTGGAGAGGTTAAGCAGGTGCACTACACCGAGCTTCTCAAGATGGATCCAAACCTAACTAACGAGCAACTTACTGAAATCAAGAACGCAGGCTCAGCATGGTATGACTACTTCCCTGTAGTTAGAAACTACCAAGACGATGCATTCTTAAATGAGGTTGTGACGTTGTTATACTTTAACTACAAGACCCATAAGAAATTTGTTTGGAAAAAGAAAATTCTTGATAATGGTGGTGAGCGCGTTATTCGTAAAGAAGATACGTTCATGGCTCCAAACGGTGAATACTTCGAGGTAATTGAAGCAGTTCGCGACGTTTGGTATGAAGGCGTTCTTGTTGGCGGGTCCAACATAATGATCAAGTGGGAGATGATGAAGAACATGGTTCGTCCTAAGTCTGCATCACAGCGAGCGCTTTCAAACTACATTGCTTACGCTCCACGTTACTACAAGGGAAATATTGAGTCGCTAGTTAGACGTATGATTCCATTTGCTGATCAGATTCAGTTGACACACTTGAAGCTACAGCAGGTTATGGCTCGTATTGTTCCTGATGGTGTGTTCATCGATGCTGATGGTATCAATGAGGTTGACCTAGGTACCGGTGCGGCATACAATCCTGAGGATGCACTCAATCTATACTTCCAAACAGGTAGTGTGATTGGCCGATCTTATACCACAGAGGGTGAGTTCAACAATGCTCGTATTCCTATCCAAGAGCTTAATACAAATAGTGGCCAAGCTAAGATGTCTGCCCTAATCGGCAACTACAACCACTACTTAAATATGATCCGTGACGTGACGGGTGTGAATGAGGTGCGTGACGCATCTACACCACATCCAGACGCATTGGTTGGTGTTCAAAAACTTGCAGCACTAAATTCAAACACGGCAACTCGCCACATTCTAGATGCTGGTATTATCACAACTAGACGTGTAGCTGAGTGTATTTCTATACGTATTGCTGACATCCTAGAGTACTCTGACTTTGCTGAAGAGTTCGCTATGCAGATTGGTAAGTACAACCTAGCTATCTTGCAGGATGTTAATGAACTATACCTACATGACTTTGGTATCTTTGTTGAGGTAGCTCCGGATGAAGAGCAAAAAGCTCAGCTTGAGCAGAACATTCAGATCGCCCTACAGCAGCAAACGATTGACCTTGAGGATGCAATTGATATTCGCATGATTAATAACATTAAGCTTGCTAATGAGATGCTTAAGATGAAGCGTCGTAAGCGTATGGAGCAAAAGCAGAAAGAGAAGGAGATGGAGTTCCAAATGCAAATGCAGACAAACATTCAGTCCTCTCAAGCAGCTTCTGAAGCCAAGGCACAGATCATTCAATTGGAAGGTCAGACCAAGGCGCAGATCAAGCAGATGGAAGTTCAAGGCGACATTCAAAAGATGCAGGCCGAAGCTGAGCTCAAGAAAGAGCTAATGGCTATTGAGTTCCAATACAACATGCAGCTCAATGGTATGCAGATGCAGACGCTAAAAGATCGTGAGCTTGAAAAGGAGAAAGCTAAAGATAAACGAGTAGACCTACAGGCTACACGTCAGTCTGAGCTCATCAACCAACGACAAAATAACTTACCTCCACAAAACTTTGAAAGTACAGAGGATTCCCTGGATGGATTTGACTTAGAATCATTTGGACCAAAATAGATGAAAGTAGATAGAAAAGAAGAGTGGGAAACCACTAAAAAAGTTTGTGAAGAGCTTGAAAAGTATGAAATTAATCCGTCTAATGGGATTATATTGAATATATCACCAGATTATAGTTCTTCTATATCTATGCATATAGCACATCACTTAAGCTCGATGGGCGAGATGATGGAGATGTTGCATATCAATGTTCCATATCCAGACGAAGATCCTACGCCATATAGGGATAATTTCATAAAAATGATCCCATTGTTTGATAAGCAAAAAATTGTATTAGTAGAAGCAGGAATCATAAGTGGAAGTAATTACACATTTATGTTTAATGCATTATCTAATATAAAAGGAAAAGAAATAATAACCGTAGCGCAGTATGAAAACATACACAGCATTTTCAAATGTGATGTGGTTGGAAAATATTACGATTGGAATAAAGAGCAATTAGAGTTTTATTGGGAGAGAGAGAATAAGCATTGGGGATAGCAATAATGTGAATAAAATTAATGATAAAAGTATTTACTAACTTTGTTGAAAATTAAATTAAATGGAAGGTGAATTTAAAGTAAGAGCTGTAGATTTCGAGGAGAAGTCTGTAGCCGAAAAAGAAGCAGCGCTTCTTGAGGGTTTAGAAGATCATAGTGGCGATCAAGACACAGTAAAGATTGACTTAACCGAAGGGCAGCCTGTAGAAGACCCAATTCAACCAGTAGAGGTTGATTTGGATGATAATAAAGTTCTTTCATATCTTGGTAAGAGATGGAACAAAGAGATTACATCTTTGGATGATTTAGTTCAAGAGCGCGAACAAGCTGAAGAACTACCTGAAGATGTCTCTGCGTTTCTGAAATACAAGAGAGAGACAGGACGTGGTATTGAAGACTTCATGAAGTTGAACGTTGATTACAGTACCATGGACGAAGATTCTCTACTTTACCAATACGCTAAAGATCAGAACCCAGGGCTTGATGCTGATGAGGTTAAGTTTGAGTTAGAGACCAAGTTTTCATATGATGAGGACTTTGATGATGACAAGCACATTAAGAAGGTAAAGCTAGAGAGAAAAAAAGAGCTCAATAAGGCTCGTGAGTATTTTAATAAGCTTAAAGAACAGTACAAGGCTCCGCTTGAGTCAAGGGATACCTTTGTTCCGCAAGAAGAAAAAGAAGCTTACGAATCTTATAAGCAATATAAACAAACCGCGACTAGCGAGCAAGAGGAGCAACAAAAGCGGTCTAGGTATTTCGCCGATAAGACGAATGAATTATTTTCTGATAAGTTTGAAGGTTTCAAATTTAATATTGACGAAGATAAGGCAGTAACGTTCAAGCCGGCAGATGCAAAGACACTTCTTAACGAGCAGTCTTCATTAAGCAACTTTGTAAATAAGTTCTTAAACGAAGAGGGCTACCTAAAGGATGCTGAGGTGTTCCATCGAGCAATAGCGATTGCTTCGAATCCCGAAAAGTTTGCCAAGTTCTTCTATGAGAAGGGTATGACAGAAGCTGTTGAGACAGTTTCTAAAGAGTCTAAAAACATTAATATGACTCGTCAAGCCACTCAGGTGACTAACAAAACTGACGGAACGTTCCAAGTAAGAGCTGTAGAGTCTGGTTTCGGTAACAGATTAGTTATAAAACAAAAACCTAAAAACTAGAAAAAATGGCTGGTACATTATCCGCATCTCCGGGCCCATTATTGACTCCGAGCTCTGTAAAGGCAACATTGCCTACAAACTACATTACTAACTTTGATTTCTTGAATCAGTATCTTCCTGATACTTATGAGCAAGAATTCGAGCGCTACGGTAACCGTTCAATCGCATCTTTCTTGCGTATGGTTGGTGCCGAACTTCCTACTAACTCTGACCTCATCAAATGGGCAGAACAAGGTCGTCTTCACACAAAGTATACAAGCGTCACACTTGGTGCATATAGTGCTGGTACACAAGTATTCAACATGCCTGTTACCTCACCACTTACTGTATGTAACTTCCGTGTAAACCAAACTGTATTTTTATCTTCTTCTTCTATTTCATCAGAATCTCAGAAGGCAATTATTACAGCTGTTGCTAACGATGGCTCTACATTTACAGTTGCTTATTACAGCAACTTATCTGCGTCACCATTTACTTCTGGAACAACTGTTACTGCATTTGTTTATGGTTCTGAATTCCGTAAAGGAACTGAAGGCATGATTGGTTCTAACGAAGCTCAAGATTTATTCTTCGACAACAAGCCAATTATCATCAAAGATAAATATCGTGTATCTGGTTCCGACATGGCTCAAGTTGGTTGGGTTGAAGTAACAACTGAGAATGGTGCTACTGGTTACTACTGGTACATGAAGTCTGAGCACGAAACTCGTTTGCGTTTTGAGGATTATCTTGAAATGGCAATGGTTGAAGGTGTTCCTGCTGCTGTTGGATCAGGTGCTGCTGCTTCTGGGGTACTTGGCACTAACGGTGTTGCTCCGGCTTATCCTACTGGATCTACCCTTGCTGCTGCTGCTGGTACTCAAGGTATGTTTGCTGCTATTGAATCTCGTGGTAACGTTTGGGCAGGTGGTAACCCATCTTCTTTAGGTGACTTCGATACAATCGTACAACGTCTTGACAAGCAAGGTGCTATCGCTGAGAACGTATTGTTCTTGAACCGTCAGTTCTCTTTTGACATCGACGATATGTTGGCTGCTCAAAACTCTTACGGTGCTGGTGGTACTTCTTACGGTTTGTTTGACAACAGCGAAGAAATGGCACTTAACCTTGGTTTCTCTGGATTCCGTCGTGGTTATGAGTTCTACAAGACAGATTGGAAATACCTTAACGATGCTACTCTTCGCGGTGGTCTTGTTGGTGGTGCTATCAATGGCGTCTTAGTTCCTGCTGGTACAATGAGCGTTTACGATCAAGTACTTGGTAAGAACGCTAAGCGTCCATTCCTTCACGTTCGTTACCGTGCTTCTGAAGCTGAAAATCGTCGTTACAAAACTTGGATGACTGGTTCTGCCGGTGGTGCACAGACTAGCGACTTGGATGCTATGGAGGTCAACTTCTTGTCAGAGCGTGCGCTTTGTACATTAGGTGCTAACAACTTCTTTATCTTCAAAGGATAAGAATAATATGAGAGGGGTTACGGCCCCTCTCTATTTTTTTAATAATTTAAATTATATCAAATGAACAGAGTAAAACTAGAGGCGAAAGATCGCACCTATATATTAAACATGAGTGAGTCACCATTGAGCTATTATATCGCTCATAAAGACACACCGCGCAAACGTCTTCTTTATTACAATGAAGAGACAAATACCAACCACCCACTTCGCTACGCGCGAAATTCAAACTCACCATTTCAAGATGATCAAGATGCCAACGTAATTGTTGAGCCTATTGTATTTGAAGATGGTGTTTTAATCGTTCCTAAAAACAATCCTGTACTTCAAGAGTTCTTGCATTATCACCCAGGTAATGGTAGTGAATTCTATGAATTTGACTCAGAAAAAGATGCTCAAGAGGATGTTATGGAGTTGTTCTCAGAAATTGATGCATTACTATTGGCTCGTGATTTAGCAGACAAAGACATTACCACATTAGAGGCTGTCGCTAGATTGGTCTTAGGTGGAGATGTTGATCGAATGAGCTCTGCTGAGATTAAGAGAGATATGATGTTATTTGCTAAGCGTTATCCGCAAGACTTCATGGAAGCTGCGTCTGACCCAATGCTTAAGATCAATAACTTCGCAGCTCGCGCATTTACAGCAGGATACCTCACATTTAGAGGAAACAAAGACATCCACTATAACTTCAAGGACAATAAGAAGCGTCTAATGACCGTTCCATTTGGTCATGACCATATCCATGCATTGGCTTCTTACTTGCAATCTGACGAAGGTTTAGAGCTATATAAATACCTAGAAGATAAGTTCTCAGAAAATGCTTAACTTTGGGTATTGTTTAACCCATTAATTTTTTACAAAATGGAAAAGTTTTTAAGTATCCCGGTTACCAATGAAGGTAATCAATTAATTGCTGCAACTAATGTTATTTTAGTTGATAGTAATAACGCTACCGCTACCGCTACTGATATTACTTATGCTGGTGGTAAGGTTATTACAATTACTCATGCCGCTCAAGTTGCATTCAGCATGCGTAATGCCATCCAAAATGAAATTGCTAACGCATTAAAAACATCTTGGACTAACCCAGTCTATGATGCTACTCTTCCGCAATCAGTAAGCAGCATTGGTGTAGCTTAATCATTAGCTAACTACTACTAAAAGGGCACTTCTAATGGAGTGCCTTTTTTTATTTATCTTTGTACAAAAGCAGTCAGATGATCAATGACGTTCGAAATACCGTCCTATCAATAATTAGCAAAGACAACCGTGGCTTCATTACGCCATTTGAGTTTAACTTGTTTGCAAAGCAGGCACAGCTTGAGATTTTCGGGCAGTATATGTACAATTACAGCAATGCAATCAACAAGCAGAACGGTCGAATGCATGGTGAGGGGTATACTGACATCCCTAAAAACATGGCTGAGGTAATTGATACTTTTTCTACATTCGCTCCATTATCATATAATGGTATTACAAGTAGATTTAACCTGCCGGCAGATTATTATTTTTTAGAGAAGTTAATATACAATAACAATACTGAGATTGAAAAGGTTAGTCATCGAAAGATATTAAACCTAGTCAATGCAAATCTAACCGCTCCTACGACTTCATATCCAGTATACACAATGGATCAGAATGGTATTGTTGTGTATCCAACAACAATAGCACCTCCTGCACCTTATTCATCTACATCTATATCAGCGCAGTACTTAAGATACCCCAAAGACCCACAGTGGACTTACTCAACATCTCCACTTGGTGATCCTTTGTTTAATCCTGGAGCACCTGGATCTACTACGTATCAAGACTTTGAGTTGCCGTTAGATGACTTTGCAAATTTAGTTATCAAGATACTAGAGTATTCTGGTATATCAATCAGAGAGCAGGACGTTGTAGCTGCTGCTAAGGCTGAAGAAGTACAAGACATTCAACAGAAACAATAATGGCATATATAACTAACTATCAGTACTATACCAACAATGGTAATGTCCCTGAAGATGCAAATTGGGGGTCTTATCAATATGTTACGCTTGACTATATGATCAACAACTTCATATTGAATTATGTTGGGAATGATAAGTTGATTAACAATGTCGATCGATACACCATTCTATTTCATGCAAAGAGAGCCATCCAAGAGCTAAACTACGATGCACTCAGAAATATCAAGGTTCTTGAGTTTGAGCTAGGAGACCAGCTTAAGTTGGTATTGCCTCCTGACTACGTTAACTACGTTCGAATATCAATGCTTAGAGGTGGTGTATTGTATCCACTTACAGAGGCTAGACAGAGCATCACAGCTACAGCATACCTTCAAGATAATAACGGTCAGATTGTATTTGACTCAAATGGAGAGGTAGTTATTGGTGAGTCAAGACTAGATATCCTGCGCCAAGAGAATAGACTATATGTGGGACCTGGCGCATACTACAACCAAATGGGTTGGGAGTATGACGGGGAGTGGTATTTTGGATACCCAATCGCGCAGAACTTTGGATTGAATACAGCTGACGCAAATATCAACCCTAAGTACTACATCAACAAAGCAGCTGGTGTAATTGACTTTACATCAGGCGTAGAGCACTCTTATATTGTGCTTGAGTACATATCAGACGGAATGGAGAACGGCGACACAAGCGCCATCTCTATCAATAAATTAGCAGAAGAATATATCTATGCTTACTTGAAGTGGGCCTTGCTTACTAATAAGTTTGGTGTCCAAGAGTATATTGTTAGCAGGGTTAAGAAAGAAAAAACAGCTGCCCTTAGAAATACAAAAATCAGATTGAGCAACATGCACCCAGGCCGATTGTTGATGGCAATGAGAGGCAAGGATAAATGGATTAAGTAATTATGGCTGACCTACAAAGAACATTTCTTGCCGGGAGAATGAATAAAGACCTCGATGAGAGGTTGATTCCTGATGGAGAATACCGTGATGCGGTTAACATAACTATTGACACGTCTGAGGGGTCTAGCATAGGTGCCGTTCAGAATGCATTCGGAAACACTCAGCTAAATATTCCACAGAGTATATTAGCCAGTATGGGTGTAACCATAAGCAACGACCTATCAACTATTGGAGCCGTAACATACGAGGCGCAAAGCCTACTATATTGGTTTGTAGTTGGGTCTAACTTTGAGGGTATATTTGAGTACAACCAAGAAAACCAAATAACGTCATTAATACTTGGATGCACACAAGGTCAGCTAGGCTTCACTAAGAACAACCTAATCACAGGTGTAAACTACATTACTGATGGCAAAGGCAGTGGCATATTGGTATGGAATGATAACAAGAATGAGCCTAGAAAAATCAACATAAGTAGAGCTAGAACGTATTCAGTTGATGACCCTCGTATCGACATGGACATCAATCTTATTGTTAGGCCACCGCTCAACGCTCCATACATTAAGTTATCTATACTCTCTAGTCCCAATCTTATACCAAACAATATTGAGGATAAGTTTGTTTACTTCAGCTATAGGTACAAGTATGTAGACAACGAGTACTCATCAATGTCTCCATTTTCAGCAGTCGCGTTTGATCCTAAGGTTTTGCAAATTGACAGTCAGACAGGTGAAAATAAAGGCATGCTCAACAAGTTCAATCAGGTTGAGCTATCATTTGAGACAGGAAATGAATTTGTAAAAGAGATACAGCTATTGGTTTGGGAGTCAAGAACTCTCAATGTAAGGATCATAGACAACTTAAACAAATCAGAACTCAGTATACCTGATGATTCAGTACAGTCTTTTGTTTTTATGAACAATAAGACTTACGCAGCACTGCCATCTGATCAAACCACTAGATTATTTGACAACGTCCCATTAAAGGCATTAGCTCAAGATGTGATTGGTAGCCGACTAGTTATGGGTAATTACACTCAGTTTAGAGATTTAGTTAACTCTGCTGGCATGATTGACATTGACTATGTTGTTGACTATATATCAGAGCCAATTATAGTTGATCCAAAACAGACATGGAGAAGTGATCGTGACTACGAGATTGGTATCGCTTATCTAGATGACTACGGCAGAATGACAACTGTATTGACCACATCATCTGACAATACAAATAACAACCAATCAAACTCTGTATACATACCTGCTGAAAACTCAGATACGGCAAACTCATTAGTTGTAAAGATTAAAAATAAGGCACCTGAATGGGCGACTGGATATAGATTCTTTGTCAAGCAGTCAAAGGGTGAGTACTATAATATTTTCCCAACTACATTCTTAAGATCAGGATCATACCGTTACTTTTTAATTAACGAGTCTGATAGAGATAAGATAAAAGTAAATGGGTTTATCATATTCAAGTCTTTTGATACCGGCGCAACAAACACGAATAAAAGATTTAAAGTACTAGAGCTAGAGCAAAAGCCAGTTGGTTTTATAGCAGGTGCATTAGAAGGTCTTTATTTTAAAATTAAAGCCGATGCCTCAGATACTTTCTTAAACGTAAGCGCTCAGCAAAATTTCAACTTTGATGGATCAGGAAGAGGTTTAAGAATACCTGTATTTAATAGATCTTTAAATATTGATACATCTTACTATAGCTATACAGGTGACAATACAATTATACCTACAACGCAGGATGTTACTGCTTCATTTGTAGGTCCTTTAAACTCTGAGTCTGATTTTAGGATTAATGTAGAGATACTTCCAAATGACGAGTTTAGATGGACTTCAAACCTAGCATTATCAACATGGTCTGCTAATATTCCAATTCCATTTGGAGGAAGTTATACATTATCATCTTCTTCTCTTGGTATGAAGCTTGACTTTGCTAATGCAATTTATAACGTAGGTGATAGATGGGTTTTCAATGTTAGAGGAGATGGAAGTACAGAAGGTACTCCATCTTATCCATATACTGGGTATGGATTACCAGGTACCGCGACATTCTATGGAGGAGGTGCTATATTAAAGGGACCTGGGGTTATATTTCCTGGCGCATCTATAGAGATAAATATTTTATTTGATTCTAATCCAAATAACCCTACGAATGGAACAGGTGTTCAGAGTTTTATATCAAATAACTACTACAAAAACTTAGAAGAGTGGTTTTATGAGTCAGGTGCTTATGCGTCATATATTCAATATAACCAATCAGGAACAAATATTGGATCAAGAGGAGTTACATTTAGATACGGAACGAATTATCAAAATACAGGCAACCCTTTAAGTAATCAGATAAATCAATCCAATGTTGGAGGTGATATTTATATGATTATTCAAGGATTTGGAACTGGATCGGGATCTAATCTTAATGAAATAAAGGCCTCTTTAAAGGTAACTCAGACTCCTATTAGTAATAGGATTTCTGCCGAAACAGTCCCATCAAATGATGACACAGATATCTACTATGAGCTTAGCAGAACACACAAGATAGAGAATGGCAATCACCTTTCTTTGTGGAAGTATGACTCATCACAAGTAATTGGTTTAAACTCAAAGCTCACTCAAAACGGAAACAAGGAGCCGCATTACTTTGAGGCAGGTCAGACTGTCTATATAACATCAGTAAACATTCCAGCAGGCACTCCTTTTACAGTTGTATCAGCTCCAGATAGATACTCCATAATAATCAATTATGTCGTTCCGTCCAATCAACCTGGTGGTGTGTCGAATAATGACTTTGATCAAGACCAAACTAGTGCGCTGAACCCAGCTATAGTTGTTTTGAACAACACGACTAACAAGAACTCTGACTATAACGCATACTGCTACGGCAATGGTGTCGAGTCTAACAGAATTCTTGACACATACAATGAGCCTTGGCTTAAGTATAGCTTAAGAGCTAGCACTGTAATCGAGGACTATGAGCAGCAAGTAAAAGATGCGTCACTAACCTATAGTGGCCTATACCAATGGAGCTCTTCAATCAACAGACTCAATGAGTTCAACCTATCTACAGCTAACTTCAAGAACCTTGACAAGAACTTTGGCTCTGTTCAGAAGATTTACGCTAGAACTACAGACCTATTGGTTTTACATCAGAATAAGATAACGTCAGTACTTTATGGCAAAAATCTACTAGTTGACGCTGTTGGTGGTGGTACTGTCGCATCAGTGCCTGAGGTGCTTGGTACACAGATTGCATACCCATACGAGTTTGGTATATCTAGCAATCCTGAGAGTTTTGCGGTTTGGGGAGATACAATGTATTTCTCAGATGCAAGAAGAGGTGCTGTATTGAAGATGACAAATGATCAAGTCCTAGAGGTATCTAGAGTTGGTATGTCTGATTACTTTAGGGATTTAATGAAGGCAAATCCTCAAAATGCTAAGCTTGGTGCCTACGATCCATACAACCACAATTACGTAATTGCATCTACATTCATTAGAAACACGCCTTGTGACATAACAATCAATCCTACTAGCGGAAGCGTTGCTCATAATACGGCTGGAGGTTTAGAGTATATGTTCTCAATATCAGGTACAACATCTTGGGACATTGAAGTTCTTAATAATGGATTTGGCACTAACTGGGTGGAGTTGCCAACATACAATCAAAATGGTGTTGGATCTCAAGATATATACGCTAGAGTTCAAAACAATCTAACCGCAACACCAAGGTCTATTAAGTTTAGAGTTCATTACTGTAATTCATATGTAGATTACACATTAACTCAAGGAAGAGACCAAAAGATAGGCTTTAATATTATAACATTCGGCATAAATGACTAAAACTAAACAATCATTTGCATATACCGGCAGCTCCACGTATACAATAGACAACGTCATTCTAAGTAATAGCGCTATCGCTCTATTTGACTCTAGCACTGGCGTGGGTGGTATTGATTATATACCATATAATGGTGCCACTGTCACGGTAGTTGCTGGATCAACATCAGCGTCTTACGAGAAACTTGCTCCTACGTTAAACAACAAGCTATACTACCTCGTATCTGACATTCAGTACTCATCTGAAGATAAGGCAACCATATTAGCGGCAGCCACAGAGATCCCTGTAGTATTTAGCGGGGGTGTGTTTACCGGTCAATTTGTTTTCTCAAACCCAAACAACTATGACTACGTCTACCTTCTTTGGGACTATGAGGATAAAATGAATACAGTTGCATCCTACAAAGGTGTAACTGAGAACAGATCAATAGGCATGTCTTTTGGTCCAAACATTGGCCGGGCTGGTATTAATTTTAATACCATTGATCCTGATCAACCAACAAGATATCAGATTGAATGGAACGGAGAGATTGTAGCTGACACTAAGTATGTGGGTTTAAATTCAACCGCAAATTACGATGCACTAATTGCGGCAGGTATACCTGCTGAAGACATTGGACTTGTGGCTCCTTATGATGGCCTTGTTGATAATGGCGATGGTACTATTAATTTTTACAAAAACTTACCAACCGAAGAGGCAAATCTAATTGTATCATCTCCATTTAGTGGGTCTACGTGGATTGTTAATAAAATCAATCCATACTTAACTAGGTTGTTTATAGATACGGCTCCTGGAATACCTTCTGATGTATGTGCTCAGTTACCTGCGGATGAAATATGGCACAATGGTATTGATTTACTACCTAATGTTGGTGATCAATTGTTTGTTACAAACGATGGTTTAGAGGTTTATATTGGTGATGAGTATTTACATTTAATAGATTCTCCAGTTGTTTCCTCAGCTATTTATTATATAACTTCAAGTTTAACAGGTGAGGTACTTTCAAAAGAAAATTGCACATGCTTTGAATATGCTGCTCCTTTTATCCTTGCTGACACTATAACAGTCGAGTCAAACATACAAGAGTCTGTCACCATAGAGGCTATAAACAACCCAACATCTTGGAACTTACTAGCAAGCACATTGCCATCTGAGTCTTCATTTTCTAATGGAACGATCTTATTTAACAACTGCCCTGCTGGTACTTATTCAGTAACGCTTAGAGCTATAAACTGTAGAGGCACTAGCTCATCAACAGTTATTGCAATAAATGTGGTTGACACAGGCGACTTAAAGCCTTTTCTAATTGACGTAGAGCAATTCCAAGAGTCAGGTAGTGACGCATGCGCAATTACACCGTCATACACACTGCTATACTTTAGCGGTAACAACTATATACCTGATCTTACTGACACTATTTATTATGATTCTGCGGCAACAAGACCATTCATGGGCGGCGAAAAGTGGTATCAAATAAATGACTCAAATTATTCAATTCAGGTAGACACTCATGGCACTGTATTGAAAAAATCAACATGTGCTGGCACAACTACTACTACAACCACAACTACAACTACAACGCTTCCTGCTGGAACTTATTTTACAGCCACATCTTGTTCTGATAGTTCAGTAGATGTCATTTTAAGAAATTCACTAGGGACAGCTATAACAACCGGAAGGGTTATAAAAACAACAGATGGTAGCTGCTGGAGAGTAACCGGATCGACATCTGCAACATTTCCATACTATAATGTCATTACACCAATAGTCACATATGCAGACTGCACAGCCTGTACAGGGACGACAACGACTACAACCACAACTAGCACAACCACAGCAATACCTGTGACTAGTTTTGATATTGACACTACTGGTCTCACTACAGCTACATTGGCATGCACAGAAACACCTACATACATTACTTACTACCATACAGGCACATTTGCAGTAAACAGCTTTGTTTACACAAATGCAGGCGCCACAACATTATTCAATGGAGCTTTCTTATGGTATCTAGTTAGAAAGTCTGGTGTAACTTATGCCTGCCTAATTGCTGACACAGGACAAATACTCAACTTGTCAGCATGCTCAGGAGTTACTACAACTACAACCACAACAACCATTCCTGTTAGATACTACTCAGGCACAAGGTGTGTTGGCGGTGCCGCTGTATTGTTACAATACACAGGCTTTGAGGCATTAAGTTTGCCTAACTATGTGAAGGATAACAATGGAAATTGTTGTACTATCACTGCGTCAGTAGGTCCAGGTGCAATCACGGGAACTATATTGTATACGTATGGCAGCTGTTCAGAGTGCGCTGCCACAACAACTACGACTACTACAACTACAACTACGACTACTACAACTACAACAACAACTACAACGACCACAACAGCAGCGCCATTGTTTAACATCACGCTGTCATACTCTGCTTCACAATCATCTGTTTGTTCAGTGCTTGACATTGATAATTATTACGTGAACGGCCCTATTGGTATCCCAGGAAATTATATCTTTACAGACATCTTTGGTTCCGTAAGGGCACCATTGGGTTGGTATTTAAATTTAATTACAAATATTGCGTATGAGTGGAACGGATCAAACTGGACCGGCGCAAGTAAAACCTGTTAATGAGAACACTTAGGATGTTGTCAGCGCAACCAGCGCTTGACTACTATGCATGGCAGATTGAGGTATGTATACATAACTTTGCTTCGTTAGGTTACAAAAATATTGACATAGTTGCTGGGTATCAAGATGAGATACCTGAGTCGTGGAATAAGTTGTATCAGACATATTCTGACATTGCTAGGTTCTTTTTCTATAAAGATACCATGGGTGAATGCGACTATCCACCTGCCATACAGGCACACCTATTGCAAAAGCATTTCAAGAAGCATCCTGATCTGACAAACGATGCAATCTTTTTTCATGATGCTGACTTTGTATTTACTAAATACCTAGACTTTACACCATACCTAGACAACAATATTTGGTACTTCTCAGACACTATCTCATACATAGGTTACGACTATATCATGAGCAAGGGTGAAGAGATCTTAAAAGCCATGTGTAATCAAGTTGGCATATCTAGAAAAATAGTTGAGTTTAATAAGGATAGGAGCGGTGGCGCTCAGAAGCTAATGAAAAACTTGACGCATCACTATTGGAAAAAGGTAGAGGAAGACAGCAAAGGACTATACAAACTACTGACCGGCATGCAGCACGTTAAAAAGGAAGGCGATCCAAACGGCATACAGGCATGGACGGCTAGTATGTGGGCCGAGCTATGGAACGCTTGGTTTTTTGGGCATCATGTAACGGTGCCAAAGGACTTTGATTTTGCTTGGGCTACATGCCCATCAAGCACATGGGATGACGTATACTTTTTCCACAACGCAGGTGTGATGAATAACCAACAAGGAATGTTCCATAAAGCGTCATATATGCACACACTTCCATTTGGTGAAGATTTAGAGATAGACCCAAACAGATGCTCATACCACTACTATGAAATGATCAAAGGCATGAAAAGTTGCTTGGTCTAAAATTCGTAACTTTGTTGTATGATAGATACAATAACTTATTCAGAAGCATCTCAAGGATGGACATCTAGGTGGAGTTATCGACCTGAGTGGATGGTTGGGTTAAATAGTATATTCTATTCATTTAAAGGTGGCTCTCTTTATCAGCATGACGCTAATACTGTTAGGACTAGATTCTATAATACAACAGACGGATTCTCAATAAAAACAATTATAAATCAGTCTCCAATGGAGAGTAAGATGTATAAGAGTTTAGCGCTAGATAGCACTCACCCATTAAACGTTACAGGGTCTACAGATCTTGATCCTGTTTATATGAACGTATCTCAGTTCTCAAAGAAAGAGGGCGATTTTTTTGCATACATAAGAAGACCTGTGAGTGACAATAACTTACAGATGATATCTGCACAAGGCGTTGGTATCATAGACTCTATTGTCGGCTTTGAGCTTACAATGGACACACAGGTTAGTAATGCATCTACAGGTGACTTAATAATAAGTGGCATTGTTGACTCAAACAACAACCTAATAACAAGCATACAGGTTGGATATGTTGTAGATGTGGTTGGAAATGTGATATCCGTTTCAAGTAACAACCCACCCGCACCTGTAATACCGACACCTGGGTTTATAAATTCACCATCGCCAGGAAGCTATGTGTACATACTGAAAGGCCCTGTGGCTGAATCATATGGGGCGCGAGGTAGGTATTTAGACCTATCGTTATCATTAAATGGATCAGCTGCTGAGGTAGAGGTAGAGTTATTTGCAGTAAGTACATCAGCATTCAAAAGTTTTCCTTAAATTTGTTACATGGAAGTTAGGTTTTTAGATGACCACGACTACGATGTATTAGCGCAATGGTGGAAAGACTGGAGATGGTCAGCCCCACCTAAGGATATGCTACCACAAGACGGAAGAGGTGGATTGATGGTAAGTAAAGACGGTGAAGATATTTGTGCCGGATTTGTTTACTTCACGAACTCAAAGACAGCTTGGATTGAGTACATTGTGTCAAACTTCCACTATAGACAAGACGATCGCAAAGAGGCGATAGAACTATTGATTAACTCACTTGTTGAGGTGGCTGCCGAAACAAATGGAACTAAATACTTCTATACATCTCTTAAGAACGATAATTTGATTAACCGATATGCAGAATGCGGATTTAAAAAAGGATCAGGCAACTGCACTGAAATGATAAAGATATGGCAGCAGTAACATCAACATTAGTAGCCTTAGGCGGGATTGGCGTTAGTGCCGCTCAGGCTATCAAGTCGCAAAGCCAAATGAAGGAAGCCACTCAGGCTAGTAATTTGGCAAAACAGCAATTAAAGCAGATTAAAGAAACCAATCCATTTAAGGCACTACAGGTCCCTACACTTGGTATTGATATGGCACGACAGCAACAGTCTCAACGTGAGACTCAGATGATTGGTGCGCTACAAGGTACAGGTGCTGAAGGCGTTCTAGGTGGCATAGGCCAATTAGCAGCAGCAGGAAACGAGCAAGACATGGCTCTAGCCGCTCAAGCAGATAAAGCTCAGTATGACAGAGATATGGCTCAAGCTGAGGCCCAACTTGGTATTGGAGCTCGTCAAGCTGAGAGAGATTTTACGGTTGGCCTAGGCGAAGTTCAGCAGCAAAATGCAATTCGCGCTCAAGCACAGAAAGATCGTAACGCTGCTATTACAGGTGCACTTGGATCCGCAGCTGACATGGCAACTAGCTTAGACGATATTATCGGACTCTATAGAAATAAAAATATTGACGCTGCCGATGCGCAAAGAAAAGCTGGCATGGGCATTGGTGTTTTAAAAATGGAGCCACAAAAAGGAAAGGTTCCTGCGTTTGCTACACCTGGAGCATCATTATATAACATGATGGGGATACCTGGATTAAACGGATAAAATGGCAGCTAGCAATCAAAACATATTTGGCTATATCCCTACCGAGTCGGTAGATTGGTCTAAGGCTATAGGCGGTCTTTATACCACTGTAAGAGATATTGAAACTACCCGTGAAGACCTTAAGTTAGAGCTTGATCAACTCAAGACTGACAATATTAGGACCATTCAAGAGGCTGATAATTTTACTAGTCAGACATTCCAACAGCAAATGCTTGGTGCATCTCAGAATGGTGTTGCTACTATTAAGGCTTGGAATGACGCACTTAAGAGAGGTGAGCTTGACCCAAAAGAGTATAAGCAAAGAATGAACAACCTCATGGAAAATTGGGGTACACTAGCCACTAGTGTAAAGGGCTTTGATACAAAGAACGCAGAGATTCAAAAAAAACTCCAAAGTGGTGAAATATCAAAAGCATCTGTTCAAGCAGGTGAATATTTTGCTAGAATGGGTGACTTAAAGAACTTACAAGTTTTTATAGACCCAAGCACTGGTGGAGTCAGTACAGGCCGATTAGATGCAAAAACCGGGCAAGTAATTCCAGATACTATTGAGAGCTCTAAGACTATTGCAGATATCAATAACATGATATTTGACAAAGTAAAAGTAGATGAGTCTGTCGCTGAGGTTACTAAGTATTGGCAAAAATACACTACAGAAAACGGAATAACTGTAGTAACTGACCTTAGACAGGCACCTGGTTATGCTGAAAAAATAGCAGACTTAACAGGTGCTTTGACTAGCAATAATAGATCAACACTATCCATTTTGATGGATAACATGGACGAAGGCTTTAATACTTATTACACAGCTCAAGATAAGGATCAACTATTAATGGAGATGGTTGATAAACAAAATGAAATACGTGCTTTCAAGAACATGGCTGACATGGATCAGGGAGAGTTAAATGAGTTTATTAAAGAGGCTGAGAAAAAACTCATACCAATGCAAAAAGATGCATCTGGTGTATATCAACCAATGATTACTGCATATCAAAGAGATCGCGCCAAAGAAGCTATCAAGAATGCTATTGAGCTACAGATTGAATTCAAGTCAATTGAAGAAGACGTAAGACCATTAAAGGGCGACAAAGAGCCTGAAAATAAACTTATTCCTTTAGCTGACAAAGTTGTAAAAAACTTCACTAGTAGCGAAAAATTAAGCGAGATGTCTACTACATATGACTTTAAATGGATTGAAGGTGGCAAGCTACAGGTTTACAAGACTGTTAAAAAGGCAAGAGGTACTGGATTTACAAAAGAACTTGTAGAAACTATTCCAAATGCCACAGTTAATTCATTAACGCCATATCTAGGGGTTACAAATCTTCAACAAGGAGATTGGGATGCCGCACTTAATCAAGCTAGAGCAGGCGGTAGAACTGCAAGCACTACCACTAAAAAACCTAAACCTGCAACTCCTAAGAATAATGATCCTCTTGGATTGGGTCTATAATAATAAAAAAATAAACATGCCTTTAGACTATAACGAATTTGCTGAAAAAATAAAAGCTAAGTATCCAGAGTATAAGGATGTAGATAATTACACTCTAGCATCTAAAATGGTAGAAAAATATCCTGAGTATGCTCCGCAAGTTGATTTAAAAAAAAAAGACCCAACAGGTGGGGGATCAGCTTCGGGGACTGGTTCATCGGCGTCATCAAACGTTGAGATCTTTACTGGATATCCCGGTAAAGAAGAGAAGCCTTATAAGTTTAAGAATGGCAAGTGGTATGAAGAATCTGGCGTAAAAGTATATGGCCAGAAGGAAGCTCAGTACGCTCAAATTACTGACCCAAATAGAATTGGTAATCTTAATAAGCAGTTTAAAAAGGATGCGTCTTTATCTCAAGAATATGAGTTATTTAATAATTACGATGACGAGAAAGCTGATAACCAATACCGTATAAAGGACGGACAATGGCAGCGAATGACTCCTGGTAGCAAGTGGCATACCATTCAAAATGAGGGCTCAATCAATGCGTTAAATAATCGATACGGTAAAAGCGTTAGCACTAGAGTTGTAACCACAACTACTATGAAGCCTGCTAAATTTGATGACATTAACTCAGACTTTGTAGGTAAAACAGAGGAGAATGCTATCAAATACTTGACTGAAAAATACGGCAAGTATGGCTTTGAATTCTCTGAAGAGGGATTATTTGCTATTGACCAAATCAGAGTAAAGACAAAGGACGGCAGCAAGGAGCTGTTAGTTGAATTTGATGAAAAGAATCCTGAGCAAGCACGTGATTTACGTGCATTCTTAGAGACAAATGCCACTAAGTCATATAGCGAAAACTTTGACAAAGCTTTAAATAGTCTTAATAAAGGAGATATAAAAATAAAGCCCCAAACTGGAGGCAGTACATTGGCATTTGGAACTGATCAAAGTAGCTATGAAGAAGAGTCTGCTGCTATCATAGGTAAGAACTTATTATCTAGCGATTTTCAGTCACAGTTTAAGAAATTGCCATTTGAAGAGCAGAAAGAAATCATTCAGAAAAAAATTGTTGGTGGAAATATTTCTTCAAAGGATGTTCAGTCATTCTACAAAAGCTCAGCATATCAAGACTATAAGAAAAAGAAAATAGGTGGCGATCAACAAAGCAAAGCAAAGCAAGATCAAATATATGATGACTATAAGTATGCTTTAGCTACTAAAGATCCTGCCAAGATAAAGGAGGCGAAGGCTAAAATTAACACATACTATACTGATGAGATTATTCAAGATAATATCAAGACGTATAATATGAAGCTTAATGATCTTGAACAGTCACAAAAAAACATACTACAAGATAGAAAAGTATACGATGATGAGGTAAATAGATTTAATGAGTTAGCTCAAAGCGGCAAAATGACTCAAGAACAATTCGATGCTCAGAAAAAGATACTAGATAATAAAGCTGAATCATTAGAAACAAGAGCCCAAAATTTGGTGATGCAAAAAAAAGAAATTCAAGCATCACAGAATAAGTTAAATCTAGTAGCTGGTAAGTATGTTGCCGCTAAAGAAAAGGAAGGTAGTTTTGGTGGATTTGTAGTTAACAAGGTCTTAAGCGGTGTATCAATGACATTTGTTGAGCCATTTGCTGGATTAGAGGCTAATGAAAAAAGATACGATTATTTATCTCCAGAGGAAAAGGCTTACTACAAGTCAATAAAATATAACGGAAAGAATCTTACTAAAGATCAGATTGAAAATCTACTTGATAATCAAGCTGTATTAAAAGCAAAGAATCAAGCAAAAGAAAATATTATCGATGTACTTGGATCTGAGGGAACTACCCTTGAGTACATGAAGTCAGGCGATAGAGGTTTTATTACACAAGCCATAGGGGGTGTTCTTGAATCACTACCTGCAATGGCAACTGGTGTAGCTGGTAAGGCTGCTGGTTTTATAGGACTTGCTGCACAGGCTTATAGTGGTATTGAAGAGGAAATGCTTAGCGATCCTGACTTTCAATATACGTCTGCTGGTGATCGCGCGATTATTGCGATACCATACGCAGCAGGTATGGGTGTGCTTGAGAGTGTAGGTTTGCAGAACTTAGTTAAGGGTGACTCATTCTTGGGTAAGGTAATGATGGATGTTGCTATTAAGTCTGCTAAGAAAGTAGGCGCTAATGCAACTAAAGAAGCGCTTGAAAGAGTTGCCGCCAAAGAGGTTGAAAGTCTTTTAGCTAAGGGATTAATTCGTGTAACACAGGCAGGTGTTGCTGAATTTGAGACTGGATTTACGCAAGCATTGGTATTAGACCAAGGCTTGAAGAATGTTTATAACTACATACAACAAAGCGGTTTAACTGAAGAGCAAAAGAAAAATCTAACTCAAGGTGAGTACTTTGACACAGCCGATGGGTTAAAAGAATTAGGATCTAAAACATTTGAGGATGGTGTTGCTGAGCTGATTGGCGGTGTTACCCTAGGATCAGTAGGTACATTATTTCAAGCTATAACAAAGGGTAATATTTCTTTGTATAATGAAGATGACGTAAAGTTCTTAAAAGATATTGTTGTAGATAGCAACTTCAAGAAGCTATACGTGGCATCTATGAAGACTCAGATGTTGGATGGTAAAATCACTAAAGCAAAAGCACAGCAGAATCTAGATAACTTGAACGAGATTGAGTCTGCGTTTGAAATGATGCCAAATGGTCTATCTACATCAGACATGAATAAATCTCTTTCTTTGATTACAGAAAGAGCTCAATTAACAAGAGAAAAAGGAGGGAAAGACCCTAACCTTGTTGCACCTATAGAAGCACGCATCAAGGCTATCAATGAAGAACTAACTAAAATTGGAGAAAATGCCTTTCAAGAGCAAGCAACAAGTGAAGTATCTGTACAGCCAGGAGCCACAGGTGGCAGAGAAATGGCGAAAGGAGAACCCGAAACAGGACTTAAAGAAACTACCCAAAAAGCTAAAGAAGAAGTAGACCAATACATAGCAGATATGGGTGCAGAGGCTCGTCTTGGAGCCACTATAAACCCAATCATGGATAAGATGTCAAACGCTGAGTTTATCAACGATAATGACATTGACACTGCTATTGAGGCTATCTTTAATGAGGTAGAACAACTAGACAAGTCAGATCAATACAGCCCTGAGACAAAGGCAGCTATGTCTGAGAAATTATTAAACATTGCAGATAAATTAGATAACTATGAATTTAGAACAAAGACTGAAACTGTCGCAACTACCAAAGCAGGGGCAGCTAGCCCTACTAGAAGAACTTCTGAAGCGGTCCAAAAAATCAGAGCCGAAAAATACTTCAATGGCGTCGAAGCCGAAGTCAATGGACAACAAGTAACCCTATCAGACAACAACGGTCGCGTAGAGGCGGCTATGCCAAACGGAGAGGTGATTGTGATAGACACCCCGACCATGGAGATCAACGAGGATGGCTTTGAGTTCGACGATAATGGCGCACTTCAAGCTGTTGTAGTAAGTGATAGACTTGGTAACACGGTTAAACTTACCGGTGAACAAGCCCTTGACTTTGCTATCCGTGATCGTGAGAACAAACTTGGTGTTGTTGAGCAGGCTGAGTTTGAGACGGTCTATCAGGAGATCGAAAGACAGTATATAAAAGAAAATTTGCAGGATACGCAAAAACAAACTAATTTAGCAAAAGATGAAAAAGGAAAACCAAAAGCTGGAAATAGACTCTTCAACGAGCCGCTCAAGGCAGTTGCAGAAATTGCTAATCGATACTTTCAAAGAGTTTTCGGATCTCAAAGACCAACGTTTGAAGGTACGACAGAATTCGATGTCGAAAGAGCAAAAAGGATAGCCGCTGCTTATGAAGCTATGGAAGATAGTCCTAATGACCCAGAGGTCAGAAGGGCTTATGAAGCCATGGCAAAAGAAACTATTGAGCAATACCAAGCGTTCCTAGATGCCGGATATGTAGTAGAGATCAACAATGAGGAGCCTTATGCTAACTCTGAAGAAATGATCGAGGATTTGCGCAACAATAAGCGCATTAGAATATTCTCTACTGAAGCTGGTTTTGGAGATACACCAATCACACCAAAACAACGAGCTGAAAATCCATTACTCGCAACAACTGAATTTACTGATGTCAATGGCCAACCTATGTTGGTTAATGATTTATTTAGAGCTGTTCATGACTTCTTTGGTCATGCTGAACTAGGTAACTCATTTGGACCTAAGGGAGAAGAGAATGCATGGAATGTGCATGCAAGAATGTACTCTCCTTTGGCGCGTAGAGCTATGACAACTGAGACTAGAGGTCAGAATTCATATGTAAACTTCTCCGGTGTTAACGAAGAAGTTGAACTTATAAGACAGGAAGCTGTAAAATTACGTGAGCAAGGCAAACTTGATGAAGCTGCTGCTCTTGTTAATCAGATCTATGATGAGGCAAAATTTGCCGATCAAAAGATTGGTTTGCTTCCGGAAGAATTCTCAATGATAGATGGTGAGGTTCAGGAAACTGTAGATGCTGAAGCCAATCTAATAACCGAGAAGAACGCAAAATTAATGTCTGTTAAGTTCAAGCGTAATCCTATAGTAAGGGCCGCTCTTAACATTATGAAGGCACTACCAGGTGTTAAGATATATCTTCATGAGAATACAGACCAATATGCTAGCGCGTTAGCCGACAGAACGGGTGAGAGCAAGCAGTCAATTACCAAGGAAAATAGTGCCGGGTCTTATATAGACGGTGAGATTCACATTGACATGACAAAGGCTGATATGGTTACACTTCTTCACGAGGCTGTCCACCATGCTTTTGCAGCGTTAGGTATTTCTGAAAATCTATTTATCGACCTAGCAAAAGGACTTCGTCCATTAATTACAGATAAAGCTAGACTAGCCGATCTTGATGCTTTCATTGAGTCATATGATGGTGACGAGCTCAAGGCTGAGGAGTTTATGGCTCAACTTGGTGGTATCCTTGCTGACAACAGAGAAGAGCTTACTGTAAGCAAGCTTACTCAGTTCAAAGCATTGATCAACCGATTGATGAAAAAGATTGGCCTAGGTATTATATTCAAGGCGTCTGCTAAGACTAAAGAAGCTGCTGACCTTATTAACGCCATTACTTTTGGATTGACTACAGGTGAGAATATTAATTCTATGGGTATTAGTGGTGTACTTAATGCAACTAATGTAACTAGAAAGAAAAGTATTTTAGCTACAGGTACATTTGAAAGATACCCTGTAAACCCAAATACCAAATTAGAAGAAAATGTTCCTTTGTCTAGATTTGATGGCAAGAAATCTAATGTATTTGAGTCAGATAGGATGACTGGTGCATTTATAGCTGACGATGAAGGTAATAAACTATTTAATTTCTTTGGTGGTATATTCTATCCAATAATAACAGGAAAGTGGTGGGCATCTAATACGATGACAAAGGCAAGTGGAATTGCTAGAAATTCTAAAAGAGATGCCGATGGTTATATATATGGTACTCCTATAATCATGAAGCCCAAAAGCCAAATGAGTAACAATGATATGTTATTGGCTACATTGGAGTTAATGAAAATGGATGCATTAAAGAAAAACTCTGGCGTAACTAAGGCTGAGTTGATGATGTATATTGAGAAGGCTTTTGATAAAAAGAAGATAGCAGGTAAAAAGAATATAATCAAGAACGCATTAAAGAGATCAAACAATATTGAGCAAATTTTTGATGAGCTTGAGTATACTTTATTCCAACAGGATGGGTTTATTAAGGACAGAAATGGAAATGACATACTTAATGACAATGGTCAAAGAATTAAGTCTTTAACATTTGAAGAAAGAAAAGAATTCGTATCGGGTGTTCTAGGCGACAGAAAGGTAGTTAGTGATAAATTTCCATCTGCCGGGTCTATGTCAGCAATGGCTGAAAAATTTACTGAACCAGAGACGCAAAAGTCTAAAAACGTACATGACATTGTCATTGTTTATAGAACAAAAGGGGGCTTGGTTGCAAATAAAAGTAACAAGAAAGACCCATTCTACCATAAGTCATATCCATATGAAATTGCAGCTGTTAATCAAGATGGTAGTTCAGCAGAGATTGAGGTATTTATCTTAGATGGAGCATACAATCTTTCTGAGGCAATAAAAGAACTTACAAAGTCATCTGGAGATACATTTAGTTATGAAGAGTATTACAAAAAAGTAGAACAAGGTAGATACAAAAGTGAAAAGTATGCCCTAGCTCAGTATGGTAGAACGGCTAAGCTTTCTTATGCATCTGGGGAGATAAGCGCTCGTAAGAAACAATTAGTTCAAAGAACAGATCAAGCATCTGAAAAGCTGCAAAAGTTATTTCAAAGAGATAACATGCCGCTTACCATTCAAGAGGCCAAAGAAATAGTTGGAGAGGTTATAGATTGGACCACATGGTATGATGGCTTATCCACATATGTAGATGGTATATTTGGAGAGTACGCTGAAGATGTTTTATCTTTACTTCCATTGGCATCCATGGCGGCTAATAGTGTTACAACGGTTAGCTTGGCAATCAGTAATGCCGAAAGAATTTACCAAGGCGAAATGCCTAAAGGTGTTGCTGAGTATTATGGATACGTAACTCAATTTTTAGAAGGCCAAGGAATAAAGTCAGATAAGATGTCTAACTTCTTTAAGGCTCTTACCGGAGATAAAGAAGCCATTGCTGTAGACTCACATGTTTGGTCTATAATAATGTGGAAGAATCCTAATAAAAAACAAGTCAATCCTAAGAATCAAGCTGAATTTGAGAAAGGAAAAGAGTTTGTAAGAGTAGTAGCATCTGAATTAGGATTAGCCCCTAGAGAAGTTCAAGCTGCTTTATGGGCTGCAAACATATTAAGAACAGGCGAAAGACCTGATAGTTATGAAGAATATTTTAAAAAACAACTAGATGCAAAAGGACTTAAAGAAAGAATCGAAACCTGGAGGGACAAAGGCTATAAGCCATTTTCTGAAATTCGTAAAGAACGAGAAACAGCCAAAACAACCGGGCGTAAGAAACAGCTAACAACTGATAAAGATGCCATGCCTGGATCTGAAGCGGCTTTAGAAGCGCTTGGTGAAACTGAAGCACAAAGAGAGGCTTGGAAAAAGAAAAACAAAGTAAATCAAAAGCAAAAGAGAAATCCAATAGTTGAACAAGCTGCAAAGGATTATTTTAATGAAGAAATAACTCAAGAAGAATACCTTGACACTGTTGCTAAAAATCAACCTATTAAGTTATTTAAAAATGTTCCTAGATTACCAAGCCTTAAAGAAATAGTTAATTCATTAAAAGATAATCAAGTAGCAACAGGTATTATTGGGCTAACCAAGAATCTAGTAGATGGCGCAAGAGTAGCATGTAGGTTAGATATTCCTGCATACGAGTGGTTTGATACTTGGGTTGTTTCAATACATGATGGAGTTAAGGAAGGAAAATCTATTGCTTATGGTCAGACTGCTGTTCTAAAAAATGTAGACTTTAAAACTTTCCCAGGTACGGCAATGAGAATTGCTACAGGTTCTCAAAAAACAACCATTGCTAGAATGTTTGGTGATTGGGTTAATGAAGACCCTAAGTTGGTACATGCTAGAGCGGAAGAATTAATGAACGACCCTGCTTGGACGCAAGTTGGTATGAATCCATTTAGATACAGTTGGTTTTACGATAAATCAGATGGCATGCCAGTGGTTTCAGCTGATGAGGTTATTCAAGTAGGCGCATTAGTATTAGCTAAAAACGTCAAGAAAGTGTCTCCATCTGACCCTATGTTTGAAACTAAGTCAGCTAAGGGTGGAAAGATTAAATTCCAAAAAGCAACTCCTAGTAGAGAATCTAAAATAAAGATTTATGGAGAGGATTTTACAGATGTATTCAATAAACTAGGAATCCCTTTTGAGTACCTACAGGATATAAAGAATAGAAATGTCCCTAATTTTCTTGGAGGTAAGACCAAAAAAATAACAGAGTTAAGAGAATCTCTTCTTAAGTCGATAGAAAATAGGCTTGACTTACTACAAAAAGATCTTGAAAAACAATCAAGAAAAATTACTAGTTCAGATAGTGACCTTGAATTTAGAAAATCTTTAATAAACAAGATTACTGATAAGATATCTTCATTAGAAGAACTTAAATCTTCTGTACAAGAAAATCTATTATCTGAGTCGGATATTGAAATATCAACTCCTACAAGAAAACAACAAAAGGCACCAAAAATTTTAGGAGGGAAGCCGACACAGGTGATTGTGAAAGATGAGTACAAGGCTCTACTTGATCAGATCAAACTTGAGGCTAGAGCGCAGAGAGAACAAAAGAGAGAGTATAAGAAAATACTAGCTGACATCTCCGCTACCGTCACTTCTTTAAAAAGTAAGGGCAACATATCAGTCAAGCAGTTTGACTTCATTATGAAGAAGCTGAAGGGCCTAAATTTCGATAATAAGCAAAAGGTGTCTGAGTTCATTGATTATGTATCTAGAGCGCTTGCAAATGCTGAGTACATAGACAACGTTCAGAAGGCCAAGAGAATGTCTAAGGCAATTGCCAGTAAACTAAAAGGTAAGCCAAATCCATTCGCTGTAGTAGCCAAGATGTTTACATCACTAGATGCTGAGTACGTTGAGAATATTGTAGACCATATTGCTGTAGCACAGATGATTATGGAAGGTGTTAAGTCTAGCTCTACTAGAGGCGGCAAGTTGACACTAAAACAAGAACCTGATCTACAGGTAATTGCTGAATACATTGACGCTGAGCAACAACGTCAAACGCAGCGACTATTTAAAAACCTACAGGCTAGATACGAGAATATTACCGGCAAACCTTCTACAAACTTGCCTGCTGAAACAATGCTAACAGAGCTCCAAGCGTTGAAGCCTGACGTAGATAATTCAGCTGACATACTTGATCAGATTGACCTACAGTTGGCAGCATACAGCCAACTTATAGACGAGGATACACCACAGGTTATTATTGATGCAATCAACATTGACGCTGAGGAGTTTGGTATTGCTTCTTCAATTAAAGTTCTAGATGCACTTGACACATACTTTGCCAATGGTGTTACATCAGGAATTGAGTCTCTAATGGGTGCCTATGAGGGAATGATGAACGCTAAAAAGTTTAGAGACAAATCTAGCCCAATGAGCATAGCAATGTTTAAAAAGTTAGGTCAAATAAGATTAGGGGGATTTGCAGGATTTAGTAGAATACTTGAGCGTAAGTTTAGAAGTGTAGAGAAAGCTAACGCATATCAAAAAGCAAGTGGAATTAATAAAATTATTGTTGGTGCCAATAAAGCTGACTTTGAGGCTGCATTCAAGCAATCAGAGTACATTAAAAAATTCCATGGCATAAAAGGATTTAAGTCAAACGAAAACATATACGAGAGAGGTATTATCGCTGACTTAATTAGAACAAATCCAAACATAGACCAAGATGCAGAGTTTGATCGATTGGTCAATATACTTATGGATTCTAAGGATATGCTTTTAAAAAGTCAGGATGATACTAAAGTAAAGATGGGTAAGCTATATGACAAAGTATTCAAAAAACTTGGTCTATATAATGCTAACGTTACTCTTGAAAGTGTACTTGATAAGGCTGAGAAATCAAATATAGATGCAGTAAATTTCGCTGTTGATATGTTTGCTGAGAAGTACGATCAATTGAGTGACACTGCAATGGGTGTTTACAATATCATGTTGAACCAAGATATTAACTATACCCCAAAGACATACGTTAATATTAAGCAAGGAGCAGCTGAAAATGGTGATGCTTTGAATGGTGGCGATCTTCTTGGTCTTGGACAGTATTCAAACAACTACTTCAATAGAAATGAGGCCGGTGTATTGATGCCAATAACAAGACCAAAAGACTTAAAATCAAACGGCAAGTACGTTGACTTAAACTTTGATAATAATATGTTCAGATCATATAGACTTGCGCTTACTGACTCTTATACAGCTAAAGCTATTAGACAATTAAACTCATTCTACAACTCAAGAGAGAATGAGGAAATTATTGGATCTGAGAAAGATTTTGACATCATTAAGAGCGCACTATCTGATTACATTAACGACATAAAGGGAAAAAATCTTGTCGACAAAAACCTACTAAGAGGTGCAGATAAGTTCTTTGATGTGCTTAGTACATTTGGATCCGTAAGAGCACTATCTGGTATTGGCCAGTGGGCTAACCAGTTTGCATCAGGTATGTCAAACACCATTGTAAATGCAGGTGAATACATAAGACCAACTGACTATAGCAAAGCAGCTTTTGACTTCATGAATAGATCAGGGCAGTCAATTGCAAACGTTGGTGAGAATGACATCTTGATATCATTGTCAAATTTTGATAAGTCAATAGATAAGGCAACACTAGGTAAAAACATAGCAGAGATAGGTTTAGATAAGTTTACTAAGTTTAATGCCAAAGCCTTTCAAATATTGGTATCTAATCCAGATGCTGCCGCACGACGAATAGCTTGGATGGCCTACTATAGAAAGTATGCAGCAAAAAACAAGTTAGGTCCAATCGACTTTAATGCCGAGCCAAATGTAGATGCAGCAGCTTACGCACAGTCAATGGTTGATAGATCGATGGATATGACTGATTCTAGAATTAGAGGTGATTTATACAGATCTAAAAATCCATATGCCAAGCTTATCAAAAGTATGCTATTCCCATTCTCATCTTTTGGTATGAACCAAAAGACAAGGATGTGGGGAGACCTGACAAAAATGTTTACCGGTAATTTTGACTTGGATACGGCGAGATCTTTGGCATCTATTTCAGCTGAGATTGCTGTATATAATGTCATTAGATTTAAAATGGCTGAATTGATACTATGGTCAGCAATGAGTATACTAGGATATGATGATGAAGAGAAGGAAGAGCTTGTTGAAACACTTAAAAAGAATATGCTATCTGGATCATGGAGTAAGGCTATATTAGATGTATTCTCACCACTATCATTAGCAGATAATTTTATTCTTGAGAAATCTAATCAACTAATGGCATATGCAGGTATAGGTGCACCAGAAAAGTCAGAAGTTGATGAATATATTGATCAAGAAAATAACATTAGAAAGCTCAAGGACCAAGACCCACTTACTGCTGAAGAAGAAAGAAAGAAAAGAGAGAAATATATTGAAGAAAACTCCATTCAGTTCTACATATCTGATGAAACGAATTTTGGTACCCTTGGAATTCAAGGTGAAAAATTGTCGGAGGCTTATGATATTTACAAGGCTATGGAGACAGGTGAATTCATTGACAACAATGAAAGAACGGCATACCTTGACGATGAAGGAATGGAAAAAATGAAAAGTGTTGCTATCATAAAATCAATAGGCTTAGTGGCTCCAATTCGTGAAGCTGATCAGATAGCCAACAAGTCATTTGCACTACTTAAGAAAAGTAATAGAACTTCTGAAAGAGTAAAAAACATGTCAGCTGACATTAAAGAGAAATATGGGAAGCTTGATCCAGTGCTAGAGAAGTTAGCTGAGAAGAAGAAAAAGATGTCAACTATAGATGATGAAATCGATTTCATTAAAACAACCTTAGAGAGCAACAATAAGACTGCATTAACGGAGGATCAAAAAATAGAGTATGCTAAAATCTTAGAATACATTCCAAGACCAACAGAAGAAATGTTGTTAGCAATTAAGGCCAATAAAACAGCCGATCAAATATTAAAGAAGTAAGGCATAACAACCTTACGATTGCATGTGAGGTCGATCTGGAAGAACACAAATCCTGATCGGCCTTTCTTAAAGTTGGTCTGAACCCACTCTGAGCTAGGCGAGAATGCCGGGAAGTTAAAGTAATCAAACTCATCAGAAGAGCAGTAGTCAAATAGCATTTGGTGAGAGTCACCCTTGCTAAACTCAACATACTTACAGGCCCTTATTTCTTGCGAGTGTCTAATGTACTGAGATATTTTCTCAACACTTCTTGGATCAAGTTGGACCTTGAAGCCGAACTTAAGGTTGCGAGAGTCTTTGCCGTGGCTAATGATAAACCCATGGTCTCCGATTATGTAGTGGTTTATAAACTTCTTGTGGTTGTGCACGGTGACGTTGCTGTGCTTACGATCAATGACATGCTTAAATGCTGAGTTGACAATGTAACCGAAGGCACCTGAGTGGTTGTCTTCGCAGATGTTGTTACATACTATCTGAGTGTACTCCGGAGCCAATATGTCAATTAGTGTGACTTTTGCCTTTAGACCCGACTCAAATGCTTCTTCGTTTGTCATGTTCTGTGGCAGCTTATGCCCCTTTCGAGTTGTCTCACCATCCCAACCATCCATAAAGTCTCCTAGATCGTCTAAAATGAGCGTATCTGACGATTTATTGGCTATAACAAACGCAGCCATCTCATGAACGCGCTGCATCAATATCTTCTCATTCCAATCCTCAGCATACAAAGCCAATCCCTTACGGCTAGCATCCATGCCTACGTGAACGTCAGTCCAAACCAAACGATCAACCGTCTTTCCTGGCTTCCATTCTTTCTTCACAATCACGGGCTTGTCCTGCAAGAACTTCGATACAATTGTTTCGTAGTCAATCTCATCAACGCGATAGGCCGGGTTCTTGATAAATAGGGACGCCTGCTTGGTCTTAAGCCAAAGATATGGGACGTTTGATGGGGCTACCTGTAGATCATCACATGCCTCATCAACGCCTTTATTGTGTCTTTTAATAGCACGAGTGACATATATTCTCATTGTCTCCTCTCTAGTATCAAGATTGTTCTCTGAGATGATTTGTCTGGCAATATCAGCCTTTGTCATTCCCGATGCTAGGAGCTCCAGGATTCTGTCGATGTATTGTTTCATCGTAATGAGTTTTGTGCAGATCCCTGAGGACTACGATTAGATTTTGAATTGTGGGAATCAATGCGTCATAGTCTTCATCCATGAGGTGCTCATAGATGCTGTCGGTTAGCTCGTTGATTTCGAGCATAGTTGAGTTGACGTAGTTGACATTCTGCATTACGCAGGCTAATGTACGAAAAATTTATACAGTATAGTTAAATGTTGATAAAAAAACTATCGGATCTATTTGGTAGTTTATCCTGTATTTATTAATGTTCTCTTTTTTAATTACCCTAGGTATGAAGTATGCATCAACAATTGACCCGTCTTCCTTAAGACCGACCGGCCATTTTTCCAATACCTTATTCACTGGTACCAACCTAGTGCCATGTTTTAATGGCATGGCCTTGATCGTTATGTTGGCAGCATATACACCTGGCTTCATGACTCTAAATTTAATCCGTCATCATTAATTAATTCACGTAGCTTAGTCCTGCAATAGTCTGCCATTTCAATCTCTGCCTCAGTGGCTTCTCTGCTGCCAAAGTATCCGTGCTTAACTATACCACGAAGGTCTTGGTCTAGCTCCCAAGCTACATTCTTCCATTTCCATCCGTCAATGGCGTCTCTGAGATCCTGCTCATCATCAAATTCTAGTGTTGCTTTCATAACTTAAACGCTTTAATAGTGTCTACAAAAGGATCACCCTCGATGTTCTTAACTAGGTCTAGCATCTGCTGTGCCAATTCACGTACCTCCAACTGAGCGTGCTCGGAGTTGCGGAGCTGCTGGAAGTGGTAGAAGCTGCGCCAGTTAAACATAACATCCATAGTAATCTGTGAGTTGAATGTCTTGAAGAAACGCGCTGACTCTTTAGCTCTCTTGCGTCCTAACTTAGGAGTAAGCTTTTCAAGAGCTTCATGATACCAATGATTAGCCTCCTTGGTAAACCACTCAAGATGTTCAAGCCAATCTGTTGGCCAGTCTTGTGGTATGTAGGATTTATCTTCCTTCAGCTCTTTATATCTAGCTGACTCACCATTGATAGAAACTCCAACACGGTGCTTTAAAAGATGGATGTGAGTAGCTTGGTCTACCGTTACCAAGAAGTGCAGCGAGGACTTCTCAAATGGCGTGTGGTGACCTTCTGATGCTAACATCTCTAAGAGCTTAGGTATGCGTTCAAATTTATCTGGTGATATATATCTTGATGTACTTGTCCAAGCCGACTGGGCATGAACGATGTCTGATCCGTAGTGACCGATTAATTCTACTTTATTTTTCATCTGTATAATTTTTTAATATTTCATAGTGAGACATATGCCCACAATTAGCACACTCAAGTTTATCACATGATACATGGTGTACTGACAATGACTCATGCCCACATAAGTCACACTTAATAAGAGCACTTATCCATCCTGTTTCTTTTTCTTGCATAATTAATATTTTTATTGTAAGTTTGCAGAGTCACTAATAAAATGTTTGTCAATAATTGGCAAAGCAAAGGCTGGTTCTTTAATCGGCCTTTTTTATTTTTAAGTGTTTTTCACCAAAAGTGTAATATATTATGCATTTAGTCGGAAAATAGCCGATTATGGATAATATATTAGACATTTATAGCATCTTAATTACTTCGTTCATTCTCTCTATATTGAATTTCTTTTCTAATAAGATCAAGATGCCACTCAGCCCCTCCGTATCCAAGCACAGCCTCCAAGTAATCTTCGTCCATGTCCTTTAGTGGTATCCAAGTCAGCGGTTGCTTGCCATCCTTGCCGCGGCTTCCGCGCGTGGCGTAGCAGCGAACTACATCAAATGGGTCATCAGCGTAGTAGTGGTGAACGATTATCTTGTCCATTTCCTTTGCGCCATGTCTACTATAGCTAAGACCACCATCCACCATGGCATCATTAGGACATCCACAGGTCTTGTAGTCGTGCACGCTGTAGCTAACTAAATGCTCCTTACATTCTGTGCAGGTTACTGCGTTGTATACTAGTTGTCTCATAATTTAATATCTTTGTATCTACCCCACTTACAAAGAAGTTTGTAAGCACCCCTCTAGGATACTGTTCTAGGGGGTTTTTTATTGTTTAAAGGTTTTTATTAATAAAAAAATAGTAAATAATTAAACCAATTAGCCCTCCTATTGGCAGAGATAATATTATTATTTCTGATATATTCATTGTTCTTGTTGTTTAGTTAATTACATTTACTACTATTAAAGCGCCCGATACATATCCAAACGCTAAAGCAAAAGCCATCTTAATTCGTTCGCTCCACAATTTTGACTCAACCATATAACCTGCAAAAGGTAGTCCTAAAAATGGCCCAACAAAAGCGAAGAAACACATTCCTAAAGCATTACTTTCTGAAATATAGTGTACATAAAATGTAGAGCAGATTTCAATGATTAAGGCACTTAAAAAAATTATCGGATATTTCATTTTTTTACATTTCTTGTTTAGATATGTGGCAATTTTTACCCCTTATCTTGAATCAATTTGTAGTCCAGACAGGATTCGAACCTGTAATAAACTTTCGTTCTCCAAATTATATTTTATGGTTTATTTGGGAGTTAACTCTCCTGTGTGTCGCCGTCCGCTTTGTTTCGGTGTGTCTGACATAAAATATAATAGCGTCTACCATTCCGCCACTGGACTATGTCCACCCGACTTTAGCTCGGTGGTTTGTGTAAGCGCAAAGCGCGAAACTATCATGCCTTACACAGCTAGATGGAATCAGTCAGCTGCCCTGTCCATCGCACTCTCGCTAGTGAGCATCTAAGAGAGGCTACGAGGTACTATATCAAAAAGAGGGGAGGCCTGACTTAGTTTAAAATCTGCCTTACGTTAAAGGTTAATACTAAACTCCCCTCTTATAATCTAAATAAAATCCCAGTGCGACTATTATGTTCATACCGACAGAACTGAGTATCTCAGTTATGTCACCATAGATGGTTGTCATCAAGTGAATATGACCAATCGTCCAAAAAGGAATGGCTAGATTCTGACTGATCCATATAATTGTGAACTTTATAAATCCTTTAGCCATTGTCTGAAATAGTTACCCATGTTGACAAGTTCGTAGTAAAATTCATGCACATCCTTCTCCTGCTCATGGTCCATCTTCTTGTACAAATGGCTGATTGACTTTTCAACAGCCTCTATAAAATCATTGCCCGACTTCTTTATTCTCTTGTCATAAATATTTGGATATTGATCCTTTATGTCCTCCATGAAGTCCATCATTACTGGAAGAATACCAATGACGGCAGCTAATTTCTTTTCATTCGATATCATAATACTCACCATTATACCAGGTTGCCGATACCCCGTGGTTATGTAGCTCCTTAATTCTATAAACCTGTAGGGGCCTCGGCTTTTGTCCTGGACGTTTTACTTCAATAAATTTTACATCTGATCCCTTTGGTATCGCAATAAGATCAGGAATTCCCGGCTTGTTGGTTACCGACAACTTGAGCACATAGTAGCCCTCCTTCTCCAGGTTCTTGATTAGCTTCGCTTGTATCTGCTGCTCGGTCACCCACAAATGTAGATGTTTTTTCGTAAATACCCAACTTTTCTTCTAAATTTGGCATTAAAGTCGGCTCATCGTACTTGCCTAGCTTTATGTAGCGTTGAATTCGTTTAAACTGAGCAAAGGTTTTAGCCTTTAAAATTTCTTGTTTTAAATCAGGTGTGTCAACACTATAGTAAGGGAGTTCGGCACCGTCTAGGAAGTCTCTAAGCTGCTTAGTAGCCAAGGCATAGTCAGCGTAACCAAATCGATGTAAGTCTTCGTGTTGACGTATTCCGTGTAATACTGTTGCATAGTGCTTACCTCCAAACATAACTCCAATGTCTTCTAAGGTAAAATCAAGTTTTCTTAACTCATGGTAAAGGTAAGATCGTTTGTAAATGTAGTGACGACTTCTGTCCTTTGTGGTTAGTCCATGTTCTTTGATTAAGTATTCAATTAGTTGTACTCTGTTCATAGTCTTTCTTAAAAATGTTTAACGTATAATTTCTCTTGCTTTTAACAGCCTTGTAGATCTTATCCTCTATACCACCAACACTGAATATCCAATACACCTTATTGAACTTTCGATCCATTGTTGTCATTCGGTCTCTCGCTTGCCAGTATGACGTCGCGCTGAAGTCAATGTTGTAGAACACAACATAGTCAGCGTTCTTGAGTGATATGCCCTCACGTCCTGATACAATCTGCAATGCTATAACCTGACACATGCCAGCGTCAAATTCTTCCAAGCTCTCAGTCAATTGGTTGCCATACACTTGCTTCAATGCCTTCAGCTCAGCTTTAAACTTATAGAAGATGCCAATTCTTGATGTCGCAAAATGCGACCTTATAAACTCAGCCTTAGTGGTGTCAATGACCATACTATTACCGCTCTCAAACTTCACCGTGCCACTGCATAGCTGGTGTACCTTCTGCATCAACTTAACAGGGGTGTCAGCCAAAATAACTTCTTCCTTGCCCTCCACAACCAAGTCGCGCTCCAACTTCTTCACAATCATCTTTGTCTTCTCAGACATGTCGACATAAAGAACTTCCTCCTCGATCGACGTCTCAAACCCTGACTGCTGCTGCGTGTGGCTGATCATTAGGTATGCCAACCTAGTCATTATATCAATCTCCCTTCCGTTCGAGTACTCAGTTACCTTGAAGCCATTGATCACCCGGTCAAACTTAGTGACGTAGTCATCGGCCCATCGGTAGAAGTTCTTGTACTCACGGAATGGCGAGTGGTCGCTTACCCAGAACTGATGGTACATCTGTGAGTATGACTCAGGGCATGGTGTACCTGACAGAAAGATCATTGGCAAATGGCCAAACATCTTCTTAAACATCTTGGTATACAATCCTGGCTTAGGGAAGGCGCCAAACCTATGGTGCTCATCGTGTATCACCACGTCATAGTCATTAGATGTTATCTTATGCATCGACTCATCGTTGATGACATCAATGTGGTATGTGTGACCAAACTCCTTGTAGTCATCAAGTATTGATCCAATAGCCTTCTTTTTTGTAAGGAACAACACCTTCTTGGCACCAAACCTGTTAGCTATCTCCAAAGAGGTGCTGGTCTTACCAGTTCTCACCTCCATGGCTAGGTATACAATGTTGTGCTTAAGTAGTGTGTATGTTGCCTTCTCTGCTATATCAATTTGATAGCTTCTTAGCTGCTTCATCTTTTAGTTTTTTGATTGCCTCACTAAGTTCTTTAGTGAGCTCTTCTGAATTCCTAACCGACGACAACTCACGACGCAATGCTGTAATTGCATGGTATGGGTCGTAGTAGATGTCATCATTTTCACCATTAAGAAATCTCAGTGCTGATACATATGATATCATCATGCTAATCAACTCAGCATCGATCTTCTTACCTCTCGGTTTCTCAGCTACCTCTACTATTGCTTCGAGGCGCTTCTTTAGGATTACTTCTGCTAGGTTCATACCATATACATATCATCGCACCATATAGGTGTTTGCTCACCTACATAGCTTCCGCGAATGTTAAACTCAAAGTGCTCAAGCGCGTCCTCAAGATCCATCTCATCCTCAGTAACTAGATGCTCAATAACCTTTGATACTGAATAGATTAATCGCATAGGCTCTCCAACCTGAACGCCGATCACGGCGCTGTCTAACCCATCTGCCTTTAAAAAGGTCTCGTCTGGGTAGTACTCTAAAATTTCTTCTAACATAACTTTAACTGTTTTAATTCTTTAACAACAAAATGAATCTGCTTACCTAGTGTAGTACGGTTTACTCTTGGCTTCATACCAAATGCAAACTCACCATAAGCATCTAACCAATGGTAGAACTTGGCGTTTGATATAGTATATCTACCTCTAGGCCCGTAGTCAGGATACTCATCAACAAAACTATTAAGCATGTCCTTACCTAGCGTCCTAGCGTTTGGCTTGGTGTCCATGTTATCTCTTGATGAGGCCCATTCGTAGAACTCTGACGACGTCTCAGCAATTAACTTGCGAACCTTTAAGTTCTTGAACTCACTACTCATCAACCCCTTCTGAAGGTACATCTGAAGGTTTGATATCATGTAGTTGTCAAACTTGATCCACTCGTCATCATGCCATCCGCTGTACAACATGTGACCAAACTCCTGCTCAGGGGTCTTGTTCTTGGTGTAGTACTGCTTGAACTCTAGGTCCCACTTACGTCGGTCGAATGAGTTGCCTGCTCCCCTGATCGCATAGTTGGTCGTGATGACAATCTTAGGTGAGCGTTCAAATGGAACGTGAATCTCGTCCTTGTTCTTCTTCTCCAAGCTGATGCCCTCAGTGATGACACTGAATAGGTTCTCAAACGCAAAGTTCTTAGCGACGTCATCAAACACCAACACCTGTGTGTCAACCTGAACGCGTTGGTATGGGAACGACTTCTGGAAGCTGAACCCCTTGCCATCAATCTTGACCATCTTCTTCATGTGGTTGATTGAGTTGACAAAGATACCCTTACCCGTACCGCCCTCAGGGTTGTCACTGATGACCTCATCGTTTAAGATGACAGCTGGACAATAGCTTGCTGGCTTGTGGCTGTGCATAAGGTATCCAAGTGTTGAGCGCATCGACTTAATCCTATCCGACTCACCGCCTGAGATGTTGCTGACAAATGTATTGAACTCGCACTCCTCAACGTTTGGTCGGTAGATAAAGTCTCTATTTATTCGCTGCATCTCCCACACATGGCCATCCAAGTCCTTGTAGTCAATCACATCTATCTTATCCCTAGTGACGTGCACAGCGCAGTTCATGTAGTACAGATAGGCCGACTGATTGGTGTCTTCTTTGAACGTTGCCTCAATCTTTGGAACAAAGTTTAGGAACGCCTCTTGGAAGAACTTGGTGTTCATGGCGAAGTAGTTGTACACCATCAAGTCATCGTAGTCCATCAGATAGTCAAGCACAAAGTCCTTGATGATATCCTCGTTGACATCGCTGATCAGGTTGTCCATCACCCTAACAAACACAAATGTCCTTGATCCTGGTGGGTAGTACTTAAAGAACCCGTTGTTATTTAAAAACGTTCTAAACAAGTGTGGCACTGCCTCAACCTTCCCTTTGCTCGACTTGGTCCAAAACTCTTCACAATCATCTACTGCAGATACTGCAGTACTCATCTTCTCAACCCTCTTGATCTCATCCAACTTCTCAACGTCCTCGTAGAACTTGGTGCCAAACGATGACATGTCCCGGTAGGCTGATCGACAAATCGTTGGTATCTCAGCATGCATCTCACCCGATGGGTCTTGATTCATTAACACAGACTGAGCCTCAGATTGATTGATTCCAAACTCCTTTAAGGCCACAGCAAAAACATACAGGTTGTTGTTGCGCTGTCCTGGGACCATGCCGTAGTTCTTGCCCCACCAAATGCTTAGTCGTCTGATGATCTCATTGGTGTCGTCTACTCGGATGGTTGTTGTTTGTGCAACCCTTGGCTGTGCAACAATTGGCCTAACCATGTCAATGAACACATGGCTATCCTCGTTAACATACATATCTGGGTCATACGACTCATAGCATACGCGGCTGAGGTTCTTACTCGTGGTGTCAAATTCATTGCAGAAGAACAGCGAGTGAAGGCCATCAAAGTAGTACTTATGGTTCTCAATGTCGGCAGGTATCTTTACCAATACCTTCAACCCATCACCTGATGGCGACATGAAGATAGCATAGGTGTAAGGGCTGAGCTGTAGCTCAAAGCGTTTGTCTTCTAAGGCCTGCTGATTTTCAAAGGCATCGAAATCGAGGCATATAAGACCACTGTGCATGATGCAGGCAGTGTCTGCACGCTTCTCAAACTTACCGCTGAAACATATGGCAGGTAGTAGTTTCTTTCGCTCATTGCGTTCGTCCTTAGTCGAGGCAGCTCTGACCGATTCTACTAGCTCCTTCGACTTCCCCTCCCTGATCCTCTTCAGCGCTTGGCTTACGTCCACGTGGAAAGGTGTGGAGGTTTGTGTAATCGATTGAAAATAAGTCACCATCTCCTAATTCTTTTTTGTATTCAATTATATTGTCCTCTATGTATGGGTCGCCCTTAAGCGTCCTTGCAATATGCGTGTCAATGGCGCGCATGATTGACGTGTGCCGGCGATTGAACTCACTGCCGATGTCATTTAGACTCATGTGGTAATGATGTCTCATGACAAACGCTAGGTAGTTCCGAACGTCGGCAACAGTCTTACACTGGCTGTCTCCGTCAAGATGGTCTCTCTTGATTATTCCCTTAATGATTTCTATCATAGTAATTAATTTGCTGTTCGTTTAGGCAATCGCTAAAGTCAGTTGGTATCTCAATGACGGTGTGCTCTACTTTTGGCTCCTGCATGTAGCTACAAACGATATATCCTATCGCTATGCCAGCTAGAAAATATAGTGCTTTCATTGTTGTTTAGTCCAAATTAATGCAGCTCCTATTGCTTCTTGCTCTTCTGCGGTAAGCTCTTCTTTATAACCAACAAAGCCTCGTTCATTTTGATATAAATAGTTTACTTCAGGAATAGTCTTAGTGTATTCAATCGCATCTTTTGGAGTCAATCCATAATCAGTTAGTTCTTTCATTGTTCTTGTTGTTTAAATGTTAAAAAATACATCTGAGACCTTTATAGTCTTAGGGTTGCCATCATTATCTGTTATCTCAAATACAGACTCCATGTTTATATTGAGAGCCTTCATGAACTTATACACCGGCTCCAAACGATCGATCTCTTTACTAACTATTTCAGCCGCTTTTTGGTAATACTCATCCATACCACTATCTCTCACAATCATCAGCCTCTCAATGTAGAGCGTTGCATCTTGCAACTCTTCCTGCAAATGTTTCAACCAGTCAAGTGTACTGAGGTCGTCGCGAGTTAGCATCGTCCCATACTTCTTTATCCCTGCTTGAGACCTCTCATGAAATTTATTGATTACCCTATCGACAATTGGGTCGGTCTGAATATTATCAGCCGTTGACGTTCTAAACCACATAATTAAATTAGATTAAAAATGGGTGCACTAGGATACACCCATTAAACCAAAACAACAAACCTGTCCTAGCAGGTGCTATGAACTAAAATGGCAAATCGTCAGTGTGCCCTGATCCTGGAGCGCTAGGCGCTACGTTAGGAGCGAATGCCGGGTTAGATGTAGTCGTAACAGCAAAGCCCTCAATTGTTGAAAAGTACTTCACCTGACCCTGTGGACTAGTCCACTCACGACCCTTTAAACTGAACGATACTTCGACCTCTTGGCCTTCAGCAATGCTCTCCAATAAGTCACACTTGTCGTTAACAAATGTGAATGGAATGTACTGCGGATACTGGTCAGCACCATCGGTTACAATGAACTCACGCTTACGAAATTTGTCGGAGATAGTCTCCACGTTGCCCACCTTGTAGGCAATCCCTTTGAATTTAAACATATAGGTATTAATTAAAAGATTACGGAAATAATTATTGTGATAGCTATTGCAGTAACAACTATCACGGTAGCTACGCCTATTAACTGCTTACCGACACTATCTTGGTATAACTGAACTACCTCAACCTCATCTGGATAGAACACATACTCTTTACCTTTCACTGTAATGTAGTATAGGTGTCCTCTCTTGTCTATCGGGAATAGTTCACCGACTCGGTTATATAGCGATGGGTATCCACCATCAGTAAGCAAGCGTATCATTGGTTCTTTGTTTTTAAATATTCAGTGTACCACTTGGCATAATCAATGCTGGCATCTAACGCTGCGTCCATGACTGCAATCTCATCGTCAGTCAACGTGACCTTAACAATAGTAGCGCGCAGCTGATCAGGCACGTCACCCATGTAGTGCAATGTAGGCTCGTCCCATTCGTTGAGCAAATCCTCAGGTGTGTCAGTCAGCATGTATGCCACCTCCCCATCTCGCCAATCAAGGCCGGTCATCTTACGTAGCATCAATAGATAGCTCTTTATCTGCCAGTCGTACCCAGACTCCTTGACCTTCTTCTGAGCCTTACTCTCTAACTTAGGGAACGTCTTCTTAGACCATGGGCTCTTGATGTCGATGACCTTCAATCGCTTTGTGTCGACGATGTCAGGGTGACCACCCAAGCACTTGTAAGCAAGCTCATAGAACTCATCACCCTCAACCAACTTATTGTAGTCAGTAAAGAAGATGCGGTTGTATAGCTCAATCGAGTCGTCCTCAATGCGCGTACCCTTGTCAGTCTCACGGCTACCAAACCAATCTTTGTACTGGTATGCAGTCGTGTTGATGATATCCTCAATGATTGTCTTGGCGCCATCACTGAGCTCAGGCTTAGAGTCACGCTTGGCAATCAACTCATCACGCTTCTCAGCCTGCTTATCAGTCAACTTAATCTTAGCTAACAGGCCATCAAGTGTAGCGGACTGAACCGGGGTTAGACCCCCGGTTGCGCCCGAAAATATGCCTGAACTATTGGATGCCCTTAATCTGATCATGTTGCGCCTGGTTTAAATTAAAATCACTAGTCAACTTCTCAACGGTTGTCTTGCCTTCCTGCAACGCCTGCAATGCTTTGGCAAAGCGAGCGTCGTCCAATGTTGGCTTCTCCTTCTTAGGTAGCGGACGTGTGCTGAAACGCAACGCATCAACCACACCCTGAGGGCTCTTGACCTTCTCTACCGACATGACAATCTGCTTGCCGATGTAGTCATTGAAGTCAAACGAGTTGAAGAAAACTTCGAGTCTCTTAAAGTTTGAGCGATTACACACCATGGACTTTTGGAATTCCTTGAACTTTACGAAGACCTTGTCTTCCTTTCCCATCTCACCGACCATGACGTCTTGAAATATTTTTTCGATTGTAACGATTCGTGGCTCGTACTTGCCATCGACTTCCAAGTCCCAACTCCCTAGGTACTTGTTGTCTTTCATTAAATTTCTCCAGTGCATTAGATTACAAATTTAGTTAAAAAATATTAAACATTCAAAATTATTTTACATATTCTATTCATCTCCTTCGTACTTAAAGGTTGCATATGCTTCAACAAAATCAGTTGGTTTGTCTTCTTGGTATCTAAAACAAATAACATATTCACCTGACTTTGTTTTAGTTACATAGACAATATATACCATACCATCACCTAGATTGAAGTAAGTAAATATTGGTGAGAATGGCTCATCTCTATCTACTTTAACTGTTCGCATCTTAGCATCATTGTACTCAAGAGTCTTAAGACATATATCAACTGCCTCATCCTTTGATGGTGTTAGCATGTAAAAATTACCATCTCTAACAACCTCATAATCTGGTCGATCAGGAATCCACTGGGCACTGACCGATAGAGATAGTAGCATGAACATTATAACGGCCACCAATGGAATCCCAAGGCTAGCGCGCAGGTTCTCGTTCTTGATTCTAGTGACAATGGCCATCCCGACCATTGACGCAATTAAAATTCTAATAGACATAATGTAAAGTATAAAGACATAAAAAACATTGCGATTCCCATTACCCGAATCGCTAGGTATTTTGAGATGCCGAATATGTACATCAGCAGAAATGAAATGGCTAGTTTAAACATGGCTCCTCAATTTTGATTTGTACTTTGGCTTCATCAATAGACTTGATCGGCAGGCTTGACATGATTGCACATAGCTCAAGTGCCGTCCACCTGTTAACTGCGAATAGCTTTAGAGTCCGGCCATTCTCGAACGTCACGATGTACCTTTTCAAGGTTGGCGACATAGATGATTTCATTTGCATCGATATTGGATTTAGTTATTGCCTCTTTAATACTACGCGCCTCAACCGTCACACCAGTGCACAGGATTGGGCTAACGTGGTAGCACACGTGATAGTTGCTATACCTCATAAGTGATAAGACCCCATAGTAGTTTGATTGTTTTTCTTTTAGCAGGCACTCGCTTGGTAGACCTGTTTAATTTAATTTCAATCAGCTCTGTTCTTATCCTATTCATATGTCTCTTGGTTGGTGCTCCGCTATTCCATGTGTATAGCTTCTTTCCATCTACCTTCTTGACATAACCTAGCTTCTTTACCACTATTAAAAAGTATTGATTGACTCGGTGCTTTTCTCTGATTTCAGCTAAAGTGTAGCTCTCTCTTACATACATGTCCTCTAAGACCGTCATGTACTTGGTCTGCAATCTTTGGTTCATCATAACTTTATAGATATTCCGTGTAATAAAAAATGGATGAGTATCTCCCTGTCATCCAAACTCAGGGATATTGACAAGCCGATAGTCCTACCGGCTGGCCAACTTTCAGTTAGTCTTATTTTCATTGTTCTTGTTGTTTAAAGGTTTTGATTACAATCCGTTCTTTGGCAACTATATCCACCAACTTTTGGATGACCACACCTGCATTGTTCTTGTTGTTTAAAGGTTTCATCCCAATACTCTTCAAATGTTTGCC